CGTCCTTCAACGTAACGGTCGTATTAACATGACTCCATCCGGCTTGCAATATAATGGTCAGATCATGGGCCCTGACACCCGTACGTCCGCCGAGTTCTTGGCTACCAAGAAAGATCTTATCAGTGTAAAGGCTAATGTCTTGGATGAGTACGAGGAACTTATGTCTATTTCTAATATAGACGATAAGACTAAGACCAAGAAGGTTAAGGATGTCAAGAAGAAGGAAGACGTAGAGGAAGGTGATAAGGTTGATAAGGAGGAATAACGATGACGATCCAAGAAGCGTATCTAAGGTCTTTGCAGAAGAACGAGCAGAATCTCTCCAATGGCGGGATTAAGCTTGACCCCGGGAGGTTCGTGCTTTTGTTCAACGAGGCTCAGGATAGGTTGATAAGATACTATCTTAATAGGAAGGATGATGAGACCATCCGATCTATACAAACTCTTCTGGTATACTGGAAATCGCTTAATGAGGTCAATCATATTGATGATCCCGAATCTACATCATTCAGTCTTCCTGATGATTATTTATGGTTCTCAAATATAAAAGGAGCGTTTTCTTATAACGGATGCGAGGTTGGAGATTTTGTCATGTGGGAGGCTAAGAACGAGAATGTTCATGAGCTTCTTGGAGATGATAACAATAGGCCTTCTTTTGACTATCGGGAAACGTTCTACACCATAGGTGACGGGAAGGCCGTGGTGTATGAGGACGGCTTTCGTACAGAAGAGGTCAGGATGACCTACTACCGGAATCCGGTACGGGTGGATCTGGCCGGGTACATCAACGCCGCCGGTGAGCGGTCCACGGACATCGACCCGGAGCTGCCCGATCCTTTGGTGGAGGAGATTCTGGATATGGTCGCCAAGCAATTCAATCTTAACGAGAATGAGTTAAGTAGATATAGAATGGATAAGGATAATGTGGCTTCCTTTAAATAAACAACACTAGTTTGATCGAAAGGTCTGCTCAGGGATGAGTAGACCTTTTTTATTCATATATTTTTGTAGATAAAAATTTTATAGATATATTTGTTAATCATAAAATTTAATATGTAATATGAAGGCTAATGTTGTTATGATCTCTAAAGATAGAGATCTTTTTGGTGTCACCATCAAACAGGATACTAAAACATCCTTTATGTCGTTAACGGATTTACAGGAAGCTTATACAAGAAAAAGGATTCAGGAGGGATGGAATGACAAGAGGATAGAGAATATTTTATCTAACAAGGAAAGTGCTGAACGAATTTATTATATTCTTGAAAAACAGGGATATATGGTAGAAACAGGATTTCCTGTTTTTATGGAAATGGTTGAAAAAGAATCTCTTATAAAAGTCATGAAGAAATTTGGGGCTTATAAGACGGTTGGAAGAGGAGAGAATAGGAGGACTATGTGTAATCCTTATATATGGGTTCTTGTGGCTATGGAGTTGAATCCTATGTTATATGCTGAGGTGGTTACGTGGTTAACCGATAAACTTATCCTTAATAGGATAGAGGCTGGGGATAGATATAATGCTTTATCTAGGGCGGCTTCTAGATTTCATGATGTTGATTATATTAAGATAGCTAAGGGGTTAAATTATATTGTTTTCAATATTCATGAAAGTATGATTAGAAATAAGGCTACAGAGGCAGAACTTAAGGAATTAGAACAAATTCAAGGTAATCTTATATGGGCTATAGATATGGGTTATATAAATAGTTTTAGTGGACTTGTTTACATGATGAGAAAAATGTATAAGAAGAAGTGGATTAAATAAATGTTTACAAAAAATGTAATATGGCCGTATTGTCATATATTCCCGATTATGTTTTATTGCGGTGATGTTGTTTATGATTATGTTTGCGTTAGGTAAATGATTTTTAAATTAAAAAATTGATAATATGTTGCACAGACCGCAAGACCGGGTACTTTTCGTACCCCCGCACGCTAAGATGGTGGATGTTGACTCCATCTTCTTAAAGGAAGGACAGATCGGTATTTATGATACCAGAGATACTTCCGAGAACGGTTGCAAGGCCGTAATTGACTTTACCGGTAAGCCTCGTAATGATAAGCGTTATGAGATCCGTATCGGTCGTAATGAACAAGCGGCTTCCCGCTCTATATATGATAAGGATTTTTCCACGCCTTTGTTCTCGTTGAATGAGATCACCGAGATTTACGCTTCTTGGCCGAAGAAAGATCATGCTTATGTCGATGATGTTATCTTAGGATACAACGGTGTGTCTGATGACACGGCTTTCTCCGTATCCAAGGGCGACCGTATCGCTATCCGCTTGATTCTCGCCGGCAGGGCTTTCGAGCTTCTTGGTTATGAGGGAGGTCGTGTTGAGATCTTTGACGCTATCCTCTTGGATGATTGCGACAATACCCCTAATCAATGCGAGGAATGTGATCCTTGCGAGGAAGTCGATTTGTTGCCCGCCGTATTGAAGTGTATCGAGCGGATGAAGAATCAACCTATCGCCGGCGGTGGTAAGTTGTCTGATTATATTGATATCATTCCGGTTACAAGATGTACTAATGAGGCTTCTGAGCCTGATACGGAGGATGTCAACTTCTATTGCATGGAGGTATGCGATACTGGTGATGATCTGGCGTTGGCTGAGGTTCGCGCTCAATATCCAGGATTGAAGATCGTACGTGAGACTATCGAGGGTAGCATGTCACGTTATAAGGTGATGAAGAAAGGCGCTAAACCGGCTGACTATACTCAACGTCTTATCTCTATCATGAAAGGATGTACGGATTGTCCTCCTAACTATACCGAGGTTAAGGGTGGCTATCTGTATTCTATTACCTTGGAGGATGATGGTGTTGATATGTCTACTACGGTGGAGTCATTGCCTAACGTTGTAGCCGATACGGTTAATAAGATGAGCCAGATCAAGGGATCAGGTTTGTATATTGCCGCTACTTCCAAGAAATTGACGGATGAGGAGATCTCTACTTTCGTGGAGGCCAATCCTACGGCTATCATCTACTATGTGGCTAAGACATCCGACATGTGCGAGAATCCTACGGTTCGTACCGCTTCATGGTCAGCTTGTGGTTCTTGCAAGGTATCCACCGAGAAGTATTATATCACGATCCCGGATGATGAGTGTGGAAACAGCGCTTTGGAGGAAATCCAACAGGCTTTCCCGGAACTGGAGATCACTGACTACGGTACTCCGGCGGCTTGCCAGCATAGCTTCCAGACAACGGTATATACTAACATGTTGTGTGATGAGTGCGACAAGGTGTTCGAGGGATTCTTCACCAGCGAGGCTCCGGCATCTTACCGCAACCGTATGTGGAAGAAATTGGAGTCGGCTCAGGAACTTGGCACTAACTGCAAGTGTGGTATCCGTTTCCGTGGTAAGGAAATGTTATTATCTCCGTCAGAGTGCTTGATGGATAAAATGACTTATGTAGAGGATAGCGTTGAGATCGTTGGCGCTAGTGGCGGTTATCCTGATTCTCTTGACGAGGGCGCTCCTATCTGGTGGGATCAACTTAATTTCGAGAGACTGTCCAGCAAAGCGCCACGTACTCATGTCGGCGGTAATATGATGGATGACGAGTTGAAGGGTTACGCTCATTTCAACGGTTTCCCGAAACATCAGGATTTCATGGGACGGACATTCATGAACGAATACAGCCGTGTTGAGCAAACAGCCCAATACGTGGACTTCCAGATCACGATTAATCCTCATAGATACGCTCAAGGATTCGGTAAGGTTATCGCCGACGATCCGGTTAACCTGATCTTACGTGTACGTTACGGCGCTCATGAGGGTGTTCAGGAGATGATTAACATGATCGGTGCTGCCGCTGGTCTTGGACCGGCCATCGTAACTGAGCCGAAATAAAGAACCTTTTTTGCGTTCATATATTTCCTAAAGGGGAGAGATTCAATTCTCTCCCCCTTTTTGTTATCTTTGAGGCAGTAGAATTAAAATATGATATTATGTCTGCGATAAATGAGTATTTAAAGAGACTGGCTTCCATATTTGGTAGCATGGGTTTCTCCGTTCCGCCAGATGACTTCTCCGGTGTTGTTATAGACGGAAAGACGTATCCGGTCATGATGAGGAATGACGGGTGTTACGTGTACTTCGATGATAAAGGAGTAAAGAGACTTGTAAGCGATGTCCCTAAAAAGGACTATCAGTTCATTAACATCAAGGACGCCCGTGTGTCGATCGTCAACCAATGTTATCGTACGCCGGGTGGTCAGGTAGAGGCCCGTATCCATACCTATATGAATAATAAGGGAGAGATATTGGCCGAGAAGATATTTATCATCAACTCTTCAGATGTTGATACGCCTATTGGTACGGAATTGGATAAGATTCCTGCCGAGTGGGTAGCTATAGATTGTAGCATAGCGGAGATGACCGATCGGGAGTTGATATTCGTAAGTAAATGTTACGCCACGGAAGGGGGCAAGGTCCAGATCGAGGGCGTTGAGTCGGTAGACCCCCGCCTGAACCCGGAGGTATCCCATTATGAGGTGGTGAATACGACTGACGATAGCAATCCTATCGGTACGGAGTATGATAAGATACCCGATACATGGAGTCGTATAGTATGTGATTTCCCGGACATGACCCAAAGGGATATAATACCGGTGCTTAAATGTTTTGATACCGGGACCGGAAGGGTACAGATAGAGGGATATAAGATATTTGATTATGAGATGGGTACCAGAAAGGAATGGTATCGCGTCAAGCAAAGTACCGATCCTGAGAATCCGGTAGGTGAGTTTATCACCAGCATAAGCGATGACTGGGTTGAGGTTGTTTGCGACTTCACGGATATGGAGGACCGGGATATTGAGGTAACTATAGAATGTTATAAGACACCGGCCGGTAAGGTGAAGCTGGAGGTTCTCACGTCATGGGACGGGAATATAGGAGTTAGGGATAAGAGTTATAAAGTCCTGGAGACTACCGATCCGTCACAGCCTGAAGGCGCCAGCTTCAGTTCCTTGCCAGACACTTGGATAAGGGTAGTCTGTGATTTTGACGATATGGAGGAGAGAGATATCAAATCCTATATAGAGTGTTATGACAGCGGTAGCGGAAACGTTAAACTTCGAAGGATGGTGTCGTATGACTCCAAGATAAAGGCCAGATACACACGTTTCGAGGTAGTGGACTCCGATAACGCGGACTTTGTCCCGGGAGCCGCCCTAGCTACCCTCCCCGACGGATTCTCTTTGGTTCCTTGTGATTTCGTTGACTTTGAGGATAGAATGCTTCAGTCAAGGAAAGAATGCTATAATACAGATAAAGGTCGTGTACAGGTATTAAGAATAACGTCTTATGATGGAGATATAGATATAAGGGGCGCTGTTTATGTCGTTACACGATCTGAGAATCCCGATATTCTCGTGGATAGGATATATAATGCCATACCTGGAGGATGGGATCGCATGGTGTGCGAGATGGAGGATATGGAGGATCGTGATATCGAGTCTTTCGTGGAATGTTATGATAGCGGTGAGGGTAATGTCAAGGTAAGGAGAGTCGTGTCTTATGATGCCAAGGCAAACGAGCGCCACGTCCGCTACGAGGTACTGGATTCGGATAACGGCGGTTTCGCCCCGGGACAGCGGATATCCACCCTGCCTACCGGATGGTCTTTGGTGTCTTGTGATTTCACGGATATGGAAGACAGAATGCCTATTGATATCGAGGAATGTTATAAGACATCAAACGGGAGCATACGTATGAGACATGTGGTGTCTTATGATGGTGATCTTGGGAAAAGAAACCAGTTCTGGGAGATCGTGGACTCGTCTGATAACAAATATGGTCTAGGGGATAGGATGAATAGCATCCCATCGGTTTTTATCCGTGAAAGGTGTGTCATAGAAAGGTTGGATGATCGTATTACCAGAGATGCGATAGAATGTTACTCGACTCCAGGAGGATCGGTAAGAATTAAATCCACTTACGTTATCGACCCTTTAAATCATGTTAGGTCGTATAATCATCATGTATTGAGTTCTACAGATAATGATATCCATGTTGGTACTCAATATGTCTCTTTGCCATCTATTTTCGCCCGTATCGAGTGCGAGGAGCCGGATTATATGGATCGACTTATCGATACCACTGAGACTTGTTATGATACCGGAAAGGGTACGGTGAAGATCAGGAGACAGGAGTCGTTGAACGGAAATCTGGATGTAAAGACTTTCGACTATAAGATCGTTGAGTCTACCGACCCAGATCATCCTATCAATACTACCCCTACACAGACGGTTATTAACGGCTGGACGGTCATCAGTTGTGATCTTAATATCATGGACGTGGATGATTGTTATGAGATCGGTGGTCATAAGATACATTTGAAGGGATTCAGGACAGTCAATCCGGCATTGCAGGATATTAAGTCTATATTATATGTCGTGTATTCCGATCATCCTGATTATAATGTAGGTGATGAGCTTACGTCTATACCGGATGGGGCTAAGGTGACGATCTGCGATTACGCGGATAAGAGCCAAAGACATATGGTTCCGGTGCGAGAGTGCTATGAGGTGGCCGATGGCCGGTTCTATGTGGAGGGGAGCCGGTTGATTGATAACAATATGGTCGTAGAGCGGACGTCGTTGATGGTGATGGAGTCATCCTCTACTACCTACCCGGTGGGGACTACGCTGACCGCCATTCCTGTTGGCGCTACTATCGTGGCTTGTTTATGTCAAACCTGTTAATCTGAACGGCTATGGTTAAAGTATGTAATGATTATTTTATGATTGACGCCTTAGCTGGAGGTCAGGTCGTAAGGAAAAGGAAATATCGTCGTGAGAATACGATGATAGGATATAAGTGGTATGATTATAATGGGGTCGAGGTAACTGACCCCATTGAGATATCACGTCTTGACGGATTGGCTACTAAGCATCAACGTGTGGATGAGGCTTACGATGACCATGCTATTTTCATGTCGTCAACCAACTACGTTAACAGCGTTTCCGGTATACCTATGGATAAGCATATGGTTGTTGTTGAATGGAGACCGGATAGCGAGCAAGGTTTTGTCACCATGGATCATAATGAGGGTCTTGACGGGGATAGCTATTATATAGTTATTATCAATACCGGAGATAAACAGGCTACGATCTACACCCCCGTAGATCCTGAGGACCCAAAGGATGGGACTTCACGTGCGGTTGATGGCGATAACGTTTCCGTTGGCGGATCATATGTCTCTATATCCCCCAAGCAAGTAGAGAGGATAAGGGCTACTTTCCGTGATGGTAAATGGTATTATGAGTTAGTCGCAAAAACATATCCTAGTAATACTGGAAACATTAAGATCGGGGATGTTGATTTTGTGACGTTCAGATATTTATGGGAATCAAGTTCCGGAAGGGACTTGGACACGATGACGGAAGCCCTTAATTCTAATATTCCCACCATAGATAATCTTGCCGTAGGTTGGTCTGGCCCCGGAAATGGAGATAGCTCTGTTAGAGAAGTTCTTAAATGGGGTGGTGATAATACCGGTTCTGGTAAGGAATGTGTTTGGATGTCGGTGAAGGATTTAAGGGCTAAATATTATGATATCCTACCTGAAGAGACGTATTTCATGGCCTACGCTACATGGTTTGGATCTAAAGGTACGGGTAAATGTTCTTTTGAACTTGTTGGATACAAGGGAGGTACGATGAGCCAAGATGGATATAATTTCATCAATACCGGTGGATCTGTGGTGTATCAAAATACGTATGATTTTGTTTGTCATACCAGTAAGGGTTCATCTACGTATAAGACATCCTACGAGAAGGTGGCTCGTGTTACCTACAATAAGCTCACTAACGAGGTTTATATGTCCATCGGTGACGCTATAGATCAGGAGGATGATTATGATAAGTTAGAGCGAGAGATCAATAATATAAAGGAAAGGCTTAACGATGTCGAGAGCGAGTTGGCTGTCGTAAGACGTATAGCCGAGGGCAAGAACACGGCGTATATCTTTGATACGGTCGATGCCATGAATGAGTGGCTGGCGGTCCCGGAGAACACGGCCAAGCTCCGTGTGGGGGACAGTTTCTGGATCAGGGAGCAGGAGGTACCTGATTATTGGTGGGATGGAACCCAGGCTTTAGAGCAGGAAGGTCCGAAGGTTGATTTATCCCCTTATTATACGAAAAACGAGATTAATGATATTGTTGATGATATCTATCAGAAGATAGAGAATAAGAGTACGTCTATTATCTTCGATACTTATATCCAGATGAAGTCTTTCGTGGATGATCCTACTAACGCCGATAAGCTTAAGGAAGGTACTATCTTGTTGATACGAGAGAAAAATGTACCTGATTATTATTACGATGGAGCTGGGATAGTCAAGATGGAGGCTGACGTAGAGCAATGTCTTTATATTACTTTAGCTAATAAGCCTACGGAAAGCACTATAAGTTATACCCAAGATCGGGAGGTGACTAATTTCGCTCCGGGAGCTATAGCTAGGTGGATTGACGCTGACGGGAATAATGTGTTTTATAAGCTTGTAGAGATAGTAGGTGGTAAGGCTAAGTGGATTACCCTTATCGATACTAAATACGGTAATGTGACGCTACAGAGTACTTACGACAAGAATTATGAGATCGTAAATATCGTATCTGGGTCTAGGTTACAGGCTATAAATAGCGAGAAGAATGATATCAAGTTTGTTAATAGTGCTACGGGTGACGTGACTGTCGTGTTGAATGGTACTGTATCAGGGGGAGCCAAGAAGCTGGTGAGTATGCTGGCGGTGAACGAGGTAGTCTTGACCCCCGGAGCGGCGGTGTCGTTTACCCGGAACGGCGATGAGTTCGTGCTCACGGAGTTGTTTGGCGTTACTATCTTCCCGGATCTGGCGGATGCCAACCGTGAGGGAGAATGGGTGATGAGCGTAGGAGTAACCGGTAAACCGATCCTTATGGAGGTAAAGGAGATGCGTAAGTGGGATGAGAGTATAACTAAGGAGCTTACTATAGATGAGCTTAACGAGAAGTTCCCTAACGCGGATATCGGGTTCGCTGTCGTATGCAAGACCATCAACAAGGTATATGAGATGGTTAACGGATACAAGGAATGGGTGTCTTATGATATAACTTCAATTAGTTGATATGGGATTTTTAGTAGGATATGATACGGTCCTGTCCTCGGTGACGTTTTATGTTAACGAGGATAGGTTCCCTTGTTATAATGGGAAGGATGCTGATTATGTGCCTGATCCGATAGTAGATTATGGTGCTTTTAATCGTAATCTCAGGTTCTCGGCAAACAATCCAGGATTCGTGGACGTCGATTGGGGTGACGGGACAAAGGATCAATACCCTTTGGTCAAGATATCTGACGGTAGTTATAGGATAGTATTCAGGTCTTTAGATATTGAGTACAAAAAGAATCCTGACGATACTACATGGTGGTATAGGAAGGAGGATGGATCTCAGTATATACCGGTTCCTCCACATAAGTATAGCGATATCAGGCGTAGGGAGGTTACGATGAGGTTCTCTAACGTAATCGATGGGGAGTTCAATATGGATGGTATTGTCCTCCATGAGTTTCCTGTAGTTAATCTACCTGATATAACTTATTTGGCTATGGTCAGGTCCGTTTTAAAAAATGGAGATATCCCATATGACAGGATAAGCAAGAGCGTTAATCTTCGTAATATACAGATGGGGTCTTTTTCTCACCCTGGTGTTTGGGATAATTGGCCGGAGGGGTTTTTAAAAATGAAAAGATTGAAGTATTTTGGGTGTAATTCCGTTTTTAATTTCGCTGATAATCCTGATTCTAATTGGAGAAGATTCTCTGAATGGAAGAATCTTACTGAATTTAACTTCAACTGGTGTGACATCCCTTCTTATGATCCGGCTTTTAATTCTATTCCAGCAAAAGGTATAAGCATTATAAGCGATCGGAATAATATACCTGTATTTGATGAGGTGGATAAGGTTGGAGATGATAAGACAGGCGTTATTTTTATGGGTGGTGGTAGCTCATGGAAACAAGATCTAGTAGAAGGTAAGTTGAATAAGATTCAGGGCACGTATTCTAGTTCAGGCACGGTACCGGTAGACGATCTCCCGGATTGGTTGTATGAGGTAAGGGAATTTAGGATATGGACTTTGGGTGAAGGTGGTACATTTATAAATACGCAGGAGAGGGCTGATACATTCGTAAATACATTTTATGATAAGATAATGTCGTGGAGTTATATAACGATGTCACAGACGGCTTCTGACGGTAATAGGAATCAGTTTTATAAACTCACCTTAGATTTATATACTTCCGCAGATCCTACCAACAAGAGACCATCTGGCGTTTATCAAGCCCCTGAGGGGTTTGTTAAGGGGGTTAGTAATGGTAATCCTACGACGCCTATGGAGAAGGTGTATGTGCTTACCAACAACTACGGGCAGACATGGATCTTGGCGCCTGCCCCGGCTTCTAAGGCCGCCCTTACGAGGGTACGGCGGGCTGGAAAGGCCAGGATCGCCCCGTTCGTCCTTGGCGTAAAGGACGGGAATATGTCAGTATTTAGCGGAGATGTATTGGATGATAATATGAGTAAGTATAATTTCGCCGACAAATACGAGGCCATAGATATCTGTAACGATCTAGGATTGGACAGCTCACCGGTTGTCGAGTATTTCAGGAGAATAGAGGAGGGAGAGGTATGAGGCTGATATGTGAGGATACGAATAAAGGGTCTATAACCTTTTTTACTAAGGGTAAATACGCTTTTAGGGGCGTTGACAGGAATGATACTACTGATGATGTGCCTGATCCTATATTGGATGGTAATAATTATAATGAGACTATAGGATTTTATTCCAATACCCCTGGCATGTGCGAGGTCGATTGGGGAGATGGAAATAAAGAGCAATTCCCTTTCGTGAAGGCTATGAGTGGATCTATATATGGTCAATATAGGCTAATGTTCAAGAGAAGGGATATAAGTTATCATAAGAATCCAAACAGTCATCCATGGTGGTTTTACAAAGAGGACGGTAGTGAGTATGTCCCTGCCCCCAATCATGCTTATGATGATGGCATGGATAAGGAGCGTGTGATATCCATGTCTTTTACCAATGATGTTACGATGATGGAATCCTATAGGATTATGATGGTAGGTTTCCCTATACTTGATATGCCTAGCCTTATCAATATAATTATAAGTATTCCTGGGGATCGTACCATAACAGATATACCAAAGGATAGGATAATGAGATCGGTAAATATAGAGCGTATAACATTAAATGAGTTTGGTGTGGATACGTTGACGTCCATCCCGGAGGATTGGAATAGACTAACTAAATTGAAAGATCTGAATTTGTCCAGGTCTATTGACTTTAGTGATACCGAAGCTTCCAATATAAGGAAATTCCCTTCCATGTGGCCTAATTTGAAGATATTGCATTTAGCTGGTGGAAGGGTAAGGTTATATCCTAAGGAATGGTTATCATTCAATGATTTAAAAGAATTGTATTTAAGTCCTGGTTATGCCACATCATCGTTTGATCCTAACACATGCCCGGCTATGGATGAGGTGGATAAGATAAATTCTAGTTTAAGGATTTTCGATCATATAAATAGATGGTATGGATCTGTCGTGAGTTGGCATCCGTATATGAGCGGTAAGGGATTGGGAAACATTGAGCGTATCGACGCTTCATGCGGTTATAGTAATATAGATGTAAGTAATCTCCCGGATTATATATATGAGATGAGGTCTATGAATAGCTTTTATATGTATCGCAGCTTGTCAACCCAAGGTCGATGTGATACGTTTATATCGACATTATATGAGAAGGTGATGGGGTTTGATTATCTCACTATGTCTTCCTCTGCTTCCGATAGCAAAAGAAATCAGTTTTATGGATTGTATCTAAGTATGTATTTAGCTTCCAATCCTAATGATAAAAGACCTAGTGGCGTATTACAGGCTCCCTCTGGTTTTATAAAGGGTCAGTCTAATGGCTCTCCGTCGACTCCTATGGAGATGGTTTATGTGCTTATGAATAATTATGGATGGAGGTTTAATATGGCGCCAGAGGCTTCGGTGTTAAGGTCAATACGATCTTCTGATATTGACACGAGGTCGTATAAGCCATATAAGCTTATCGTATTTGACGATGGGCGTACCTTTGTAGGCAATGGAGATGTTTTAGCTCATGATACGGATAAGGTATTATCGTTTGGGGGTCAACCAGAAGGGGAGTATTTGTGTGATTCTATGGGATTGGACAGGAATGTTATTGTAGAATATTTTAACAAGATAGGTAATGGCTAAGACATTATATAAATACGAGGCATCATCCAACAAGTTCGTGTGGTCCACCACATGGGATAGGGCACTTAGAAATTATTATACCGATGATTATAATTATGTACCTGATCCTGTCGTTGGTGATCCTTATAATACGTTTGTCGAGTTTAGATCCGGAAAGCCCGGTATGGCTAATGTGGATTGGGGGGATGGAATAAAGGAGCAGTTTCCTATGACCAAGGTTCAAGGGCGGGATGATTATCGTATTATATTCCGTTCTTTGGCAATACAACATAGGAAAAATCCCAATACTACGTGGTGGTTCAGGAAGGAGGATGGATCGCAATACGTACCTGTGGATAATCATGCTTACGCCGATGGGAGGAAGGATGTGCAACGGGCTGTGTCGATAGATTTTACTTGTGATATTTATTATGCCAATATCCAAGTTTGCAAGATGACATCTTTCCCAATCGTAGATATCCCGGATCTTGAAACTTTAATCGTATCGCATACGATGCATGTTAATGACGGCATACCGGTAGATAAACTGTCAAGATCTAAGAAATTAACTTATATAGCACTTCAAAATGTAGGGCAAAGAATGACTGAGATGCCTGAGGCTATAACCAATAAGACCGAGGTATATTATTTGAATTTATTTAATATGCTTGATCTTAGGGATATAGAGGCTAGTGGGATAAGGAATGTAAAGAACATGAAAAAACTTAATACTCTCAATTTAAGTTCATGTTATTTGGATAGGTATATAAAGGAGTTTAATGACCTCCCTGAACTTAATACATTGAATATAACTCCTGCCCCTAGTGGTATGTGGAATTATTTAGACCTTAATACGATTCCATCGTTCGAGGTAGATAAGATAAATCCTATGATCACTACTTTTGATTTCCTTCAAGACTGGATGGCTTCTGAGAGAAGGACAGGGTGAAATGATGATAATATGTCTGGAAGGGGACTGGAATATCTTACTGGTTTTAGTGCCTTCAGTTGCAATAGTCTTAGAATGGATAAGCTTCCGGATTATATTTATGAGATGAGGGCTATTACGTGGTTTGGCGTGGATGCATCCACTCATAGCCAGAAGCGATCGGATGATTTCGCGGATTCTTTTTATAAATTGGTTACGGAATGGGATCAGATAACTATGACGTCTGTGGCTAATGACGGGAAGAGAAATCAGTTTTATGGTCTTTCGGTAAGCATGTATAATGCTATTTATCCAACCGAAAACCAGCGTCCTTCCGGCACGGAGCAGGCCCCCGAGGGATTCGTGAAAGGCTCGTCCAACGGGTCTCCCGCTACACCTATGGAGAAGATATATGTGCTAAAAAATAACTACGCCCAGAGATGGACGATTAAACCAGAATAATATTATGAATATCAGTATTTTAAAACTAAATTGGGGGGGGTAAAATCCTATTTGCCTTATGATGAGAAGAAGGATGTTACCCAAAAGGAAGGTAATAGAGGTATTCGAGGAATTATCTCCTCAGGATAATGGATATTGGACGGTTCCTGATGGGGTCTATGAGGTTGAGTTCGCGTTGGTCGCCGGAGGTCTTGATGGAGGATATTCCGATATATATAATGCCGGGAGTGGAGGTAACGGAGGTGGTGTACTGACTGAGACTATATCCGTAAATCCAGGTGTTACATATAGGGTGGTTGTAGGAGATATAGGTGGTGATAGTATATTCGGTATATATCAGGCTATTGCCGGTAAAGGTGGAAGAGGCGGATATGGAGTTGAAGGGGATGGTCATGATCCTTCCCCGGGAAATCCAGGGCAAGATGGATCATATGTTTTTAATAATAAGTATCCTGATCGTTATCCTTATCCTATGGGCGCTGGTGGTGGATCGGGAGCTTATACAAGAGGATGGGATAAAGGCTTTTTATCCTGAGGGAAAGGCGGGAATCACGGAGGAGGTGATGGAGCTGGAGCTGAGGATATTGAGGGTGTTATTATTGATGGTGAAAATGGAGATGATGCCACTTATTATGGAGGTGGTGGAGGAGGAGCCTCTAAAGCGTCTAATAGTGGAGCTACGAAAGGTCGAGGAGGATCAGGTTATCGTGGTATTATTATTTTGCGTTACTTTAAAAATTGATAATATGAATAGAAATGATATTATAAAAGAACTAGGTTCGTATTTTGATATAGTGGAATTGGTGTGTCCTCATACATACAATAAGTGGAAGGACAGATCGTGGCAGTTTCTTGATACTGCTTTTCTCCATAATCTTCTTATATTACGGAGGGATATAATCAAACAGCCTATGTATTGTAATAATTGGGACAAGCAGGGGCAGTTTTCCCAACGTGGTCTTAGATGCAACATCTGCCAGATAGTTAAGGATAAGAAAGATGTTTATCTATCCGCTCATGTGTTGGGTAAGGCTGGTGATTTTGATGTCAAGTCGATGACGGCGGAACAGGCTAGAGGCTTGATTTTGGATCATCAAGATATGTTACCATATCCTTTCCGGCTTGAGGGGAAGGTAGGTTGGTTGCATTTTGATAGCCTTGATACTAGGAACGGTATACGCGCCGTGGTGTTTTAGGTACTTAATGGTATAGTGGTTAACTTTGCGAGTAGGGTACAAAATGAAAGACAAAGACATGATAGAGCGAGTAGGGGCTTTGTGGAATATTGCGCTTGCGTATGGTGCCTCTTGTTGGGCTTACTTCCAGCCAGTGCATCATTTATTGATTGTATTACTTATAGTATTAATAGCTAATTTTTTGGCTAGGTTAGCGCAAAGCATAAGGGGCTGGAAGCTCCGTAGAAGCCGTAGGAGGAGGTTTAGTTTCAAGAGATGGTTTAGGGAGGTCAGGTTTACTGATATCCTTAAGGAGTTCGCTTTGTCCTGTTTTATAGTAATGACATTATGTGTTATATATAAGACGTTATACCCGATCGAGGAGGAGGCTAGCATGATACTTACCGTTACCAAATATGGGGTGTATATAGCTCTTGTTGGATATGTGATGCTTTTCTTGAATACGATAGGGGATGCTTTCTCTGACGCTTATTTGGTGAAGGTATTCAAGGCTGTGTTCAAGAGAATAAACGTGTTCAAGATGTTTAGCTTCTCCAAGAACATACCTGATGAGACGTTTGACGATATAAGGAGGATTGCCGATGATGAGGTTAAGGATAAGTCTTAGGGCGATTGTTTGTTTAGGTCTGTCGCTGTTCCTGTCCTCTTGCGGAAGTAGGAGGCAGGTTAGCGACACGTCTATTGATAGCCGGCTAATAAGCAGGATAGAGACGATGATAAACGAAGTTATAGACCGCAAGATGGTGGAGATAAAGACCTCTGATCTTAATGCCGATATCGTTATAACTGAGAGGAAATTCGATACGGATAAGGATATTGATCCCGCCACGGGAGAGCGACCGGTATCGTCCGTGACTGACGCCCATATCGTCATCGGCCGGCGGGATAGCACGGTGACGACCGATTTCCTTGGCGTTGATAAGACGATCACTGGTATTGAGGATATTGATAAGAAGACAGACATCAAGCATAAGGATATAGACGATAAGGAGGAATCAAGGTGGCCGATGGCTATTATCTTTATGTCGATCTTAGGTATATTGGTTGTATTATTCGTGTTGTTGAAAAGATTCGGATTGATAAAATAATAGGTGTACAAGAAACCCCATACACCTATTGGTTATCACCCCAGAAAAGAATTGCAAATATGAGGTCAGTCCCGGATTCGAACCGAGGTGTATGGTTTTGCAGACCACCGACTAAACCAACTCATCCAACCGACCGTATCGCGAATATATAATTTTGTCTTTGACCAAACAACCTCTTTGACCAAATTTTTACTCAACTAGAATATCCCTTAAAGAGAATCCCTTATCTAGTATACTGTTTGAGGAAATGTCTTTTCAAGGTCTACACTTATTGACACCAAAAGGAAATGTGGCGGCTCCGTGAGGCAGGGCAGGAGGTATCCCCACACGGCCGGCCAGGAGCGGAGCGACTCGTAGCCCACCTCCCTTTTCCCCTTGGCATATTACGCTTAAGCGTTGGAAAGAAGTAAACATATCAATGCATTAACGTCTGATGTAGGTAGTTGTTTGTCGATTAAAGATCCATAGACAACATAAGTAGATGTCAAAAATACACTAAACTAAATTATTGATATAAGTTATTGTTGAGATCTTGATTTTTCAATCTACTACATATTTTCATATTAATGTAATTAAGTTATATACTTTAGATAATAACAAAGCGTTAGCTAACTCTTTTTAATCAATCAACTTATGAGATAAATAAAGAAAATCTTTATAATGAGACTCCCTTCTTAAGGGGGCGAAAGTTTCTTATATCACATGTCACAAAATAAACAACTGTGTTTATAAAAGAAGGTGGATAAATAAATTCATCTCTTTTCTTAACTATCCCTACGATAGTCTCCCTACGCAATGTCCAAGTTGGATTTAGACCATAGCGATCGCCGTAAAAGCCGCGATCATAAACAAAAAAAATGAGTACTTTCACAAGCACTCATTTTGAATGATACGGATATTTTCGTATCTTTGCCTTAAAAAAGTTACAACTATGGCAAAGTTACAACTTATTTTTGATCAGTTCGCATCTTCCTCCGAAAAAAAGAGGATGTCAGAGGGAAACAGGGCCTTGAGGAGGGATTCCGGCAAGGTCATTCTGCCTTATTTGTTTAATGACAACGCTAATCCTTGTTGCGACAACCCTAGGATAAATCGTCAATCATCATCCAAGTCAGAGATACTGGAGAAGCCGATATCGGAGACACTGATAGGCATTCTCATCATATGCCTTGACCCTATAAGGTTTAGGACGCTGGGGATCCAATACAACATCAAGTGGTTCTATTACTTTGTGAATGAAATAGTTAATTACTATATCAAGCATCATCGTCTTGGTGGTGATAATCTCGCTTATCAGATAAAGTTAGTTAGGTGGCTTTTGATCAGTTATGTTAACGTGGCTGTTGTCCACGGTTATTATGCTATGGTGAGGAAGGTGAAGAAAGAGCATCCTGACCTTTTTGTACATAGTAACAAGGCTAGGTATTATTATTGGGAGAGCTGCCCTTCCGAGTATAAAAAGTTAGATGATGAGCGAAATATGAACAATCCTACTTATAAGGTCCATGAGTGCAATAGGAAGCGCTCCGAGGATATCAAACGTGTTGTTTATGACTCCATGGATTCGATCAGGAAACGTGACCTTAAGGATTTCGTGTCCTCTAAGAGCAATGGAGTTAGTATCTCTTTTAAGGAAAAGGTTCAGAACAAGGTCAGGAAGAAGGGCTTTGGTAATGTCAGTATCAAGACCATAGAGAGGGCTATAAAGAGCTATTTAGATGAGAGTGGTGTCACTTTCTCTGAGTTCGTCGATGGGGTGAGGAAGTTGGATAGGAAGATAAAGGAAGTCAAGTCCGCTTTTGGCAAGGTTAAAAGGATTAAGATCTTTGGCGTCAAGGCTTATGATTATGTGTCTGGAGATGAGATAGTTGATGAGTTTGGTATGGCCGCGTTGTCTGATGAGGTGTGGATTCCTGATAATAGCACACCGTTCCTTGACGATTATATTGAATCGCAGTATTTGTCTAACAATTTTAATTTCTAATATTATGGTTAATATAAAATCACATGACTTTTATACGGTGTTTGATGATAAGAAGCAACTTTTTAAAGTATCATCATTATTTGATTCTTTGGATGAATCTGAAGATATAGTCAAAGATTTGATGGATTCTGGAACATTCATGTATGTTGTTGACGAACGACTGTCTATGATATGGGTGGATATATTTATGATGATAGAGCTTCTTGGGGAATATGATGGTGGGGATGTTAAGGATTTGGCTATTAAATGCTCTTCTCTCTATTTGAAAGATAAGGTGATGCGTTTAATTGTCGATTATGTCAATTGCGATTCTGATGATTATGATGATAGCGTTGATCCTATATTGAGTTATTGTAGCAATCTTATTCATAGTGGTGATGGGAATATTGATTATCTGCCATTGTCCGACATGGTAAGTTTGAATGTAGGAAATTATATGTCAGATGACATGTTGAAGCTATTTGATATTGCCAAGGAAGACAATCGCATAATATCTATATTGTTTGTTTTGTTAAGTAGACCGTATGTTGACGATTATGGTCTTTTTACTCTTACTGATTTGCTTTCTATGATGATTGATAAAGGTTTTATCGGTGATCGTGATGATATAGTGAATGTCTTAGGGTTTATCTTAAAGTAGGTTTATTATATTGGTATGACCCTATTTTGTATCTTTGCTTAAAAGTAGTAAAGATGAACCAAGTAAATATCATACCGAAGATAATTCATGATAAGTTCGCCGCTAGGATTATCATGGATGATTACGATATAGAGAAACCTATTGTAATTACTGTCGTAGCCAGACGTAACGATGGTGAGTATAACACCCGGATATTGACATACCCGACATCGGGCGTTGATTATGAGGGTAATGTAAGGATGGTGTTTTTCGATGTTGCTAGGTCTCATGTTTGCCAGATAACATCGGTATTTATCAACGGGCATGAGGTCAAGACATATTATACCGATATCCCGGATCTTGATATGCAAGCCCGTTATGACGATAGCTTATGCCGGTACGATAAGAAGGTTAACATGAATGATATTCGGCTGTCATTTCAGGTGCTAGAGACACGTGATCCCAAGGTGCTTCAGGTATTGGATGAGTCTGAGTGGGGGCTACTGGAGGACAGGAAGGCGATTATCGAGATCACTACGCCGGGCATGTCCGACCCAGTTACGTTGTTCCTTGGCAAGAATCAGGTCAATACCTTTACCAGCCTAACATTAGGCCTCAATTGCTTTAATTACGATGATTGTAATGTCAAGTACCTTGATCTACCTGATGGTATATATGATATCAAGATCATAGGTAGCCCTTCTACTTACAACTTCAGTCGCAAGTATCTTAAGACGGATCTTATACGCAGACGTCTTGATCGGCTATGGATTAAGACTGATATCCTATGCGAGGATAAGGATAAGGATCTTATAAATAAGATACAGGAGATGGAGACGCTTATGACTGTAGCGGAGGCTAACGTAAGGTTGGATAATATAGAGGCGGCTCATGAGATCATTGATCGTGTAGGAGAGCTTCTTGAGATGGCTACCAATTGCGTGGATTGTTAAACATAAAAATATTTAGTCGTGGGTTGTAATACTTGTAAGGAAAAGGCGTTAAAGGCCGAGAGGGAAAGAATTGAGAGAAGCATGATGAATCGTGTTTCCTCTACCGTTGTTAGCGATATGGAATACGCTTCTAGAAGCACCGCTGGATGTATGGTTATGCAAGATCCGTTGCAGACCATGGAGCGTGACGTGGTTAGTATATATAAGCAAGTTCGTACCAAGGGTGATGGCGTTGGCGTATCTTATCTTAATATGCAGAAAAAGATCCGTGAGTGGATCAAGAACCTGCCATATGGATGCCCGCCTGACGAGGAGGTACAGGAAATGAGAAAGGAGATTCTGGATGGGCGCTCAATCTATATCAAACCTTGATAGGACGGATTTATGTAAGTCCGTAGACGAATGGCTGTCCTGCCAATGGGGTAGATATATGAGATACCATAGGTATAGGATCGGGGACAAACCCGATATATCCTATTGGGGCAAGATGATTCGTCTGCAAAGGTCATTATGCGATAATGATTGCGGGTTATGCCCGGATGAGGTAAGATTGTTAAAGGAACGTGTTAATAAGTTACTGGCATGAAAAAATATAGTTGTTCACATATAACCCCGTCCACTTGCGTACCTTACGAGGGTGATCTTCCGGAGTGGTCAAAGCATAAGGACTCTGATGAGTGCGTTATGATCTCTGACGTGATAGAGGAGATATATGACGAGCTTACCCGTATCAGGGAGGCTATAGATGTCCGGGATCTTGGTGAGTCTTGCGTGAAGGTAAGTGGTGATAAGACCGTAGCGAAAGTTCTTTATGCTTTGGAGGATAAGATTTGTAATGGGTAATTAATGTCCTGATTTTAGGATATTAAAAATAGCCAATTGGATTGTGTTTGTCACACCAATTGGCTATTTTTGTATGTCCGCCGACTCTCACGAGGGAGCGGACATAAACTATTTAATTATTAATCTCAAAATTAGACTAAAAAATGAAGATGGTTAATGTTTTGACGAGAAAAATGGGTGATTTTAACGTTTTTCAAAGAACTAGTGATGGTTATTTCGAAGCATATGAATTAGTGAGACAATGGAACTCTTTAGAAGGTAATGAACAAAGGAAGATGGATGTATTTTTGTCATCATCTAAAACGAAGGAATTTATTGATGCGTTATTAGAGGAATTGTCTGTTGATAGTTTTGGGTAAAAATGCCCAAAAATTGATAATCAATTAGTTAAGAGATCTACTGTAAAAGAACCAGGTAAATCAGGAAGACCTAAGAAACAGGTGTGGATGCATCCATTTCTGTTTATCAAGTTCGCTATGTGGATAAATCCGAGGTTTGAGGTTCAAGTTATCAGATTTGTTCATGACCAGCTTATAGATTATAGGGATAAGGCCGGTGATGCTTATAAGAGAATGTCTTCCGCTTTATCTAAAATCGTGGACTCATCAAGGTTTAAAGATAAAATACAGGATTTAGCTAGATCTTTGAATATAATAGTTTACGGTCTTCATGAGACTATGATAAGAAATTCCGTTGGCGAGGAGGCCAAGGCTAAGGAGTTGATGGAGCTGGAGATTGATATAGCTAAGATGATTGAGTTTGGATATATAACTACCGAGGAGCAATTAAGAGATTATCTATATAAGGTTTTGAGAAGCAAAAAGGCTCTTCCTTTGTAATTTGATTTTAAATTGTATCTTTGTGACAAAGTGAATCATAATGGTATACGGTAATAAAGAAATAGTACGGACGTTCACCAGAAACAACCCGCCTGCCGGGTACGTGGGCGGCTCTGTTGACTACCGGGTCCCGGCAAACGTCTATTTTGGCGATACGCAGGAGGAGGCTGACAGCAAGGCTGAGGATGATATCAACGCCAATGGTCAGGACTACGCCAACACATATGCTGACATAATACCGTCCGTATGGTATAATGATCAGGTATGCGATGAGTTTATCAAGAACAATTGCGTAAGCGGTAAGGGATCCAAGGAGCAGGTATGTATAGAGGAAGGTAGGTTTGTCTCTTACGTATCCAAGAAAGATGCCAATGATAAGGCTAGGGTGGAGCTTGGGCGGATCGGGCAAGGGGAGGCCAACGCAGTTGGGACATGCTGTAAGGACTGGGCCTCACAGCCTCTTCGTGGCTTATTTTATAAGAACGATTGCGAGGCTGGTAAATCAGGCAAGGAAGGTATTGTATATGAATTACCAGCTGGAGATGTCATATCCGATATATCCCAGATAGACGCCGATACGTTAGCTTATAGGAAGTTTATGAAAGAAGGTCAGGAGAAGGCTAACGCCGAGGGTAGTTGCTCGCCTGTATTCTATAATACGAAGATCGGTGATTGGTTTGAGAAGATATGTCCGTTCGGATATAAGTCCGGTAAAGTATATTACTCTATCAAAGCCAACAGGTTTAGGTCATGGATATCGGTTGAGGATGCCAACGCCAAAGCCCGTGAGGTTTTGATGGTAGAGGGGCAGGAATACGCTGATCTTAATCTTGAGTGCGAAAAATGGATTGAGAATATCGATCAAGAGGATGAATGTTATTGGTGATGATGTGCGTTTAGTTTTCCATAATAGTTGATTTAGTGTTTGGAGGGGATTGTATATCTCCTCCATTTTTTGTATATATATCAATGGTGATAAGTTTATATACTGTAATACACTTGCTTATATGTTGAATATATTTTATATTTGCATACCTATCTATTCATCTCGAACCGATAGGTATTATGCTTAATTTAAAATATTGTTCAAAGTTATGAAAAGTCGGGTTGAAATCAAATCTTCTGATAGGAGATTGATGGGCGTTGTTATACCTGCGCTCAGTGATAATGGTTTTGTTAACATCACTTTAGCTATGAAAGTCTTGTCTGATGATAGGCTTAAAAAGGGCTTATCTCCTAAGAAGCTTAATGATATTATTAAGTATGATGGCTTTCAAGAGAAATGTAGGGAAATAATTAGTAGACTGGAAAACAGGGATCTATGTAAGCGGATAAATATCAGCCTACAAAACAAGACCCTAAATCTTAGTGATTTAAACAAAATGGGATTGGCATGCCGAAAGGGAAAGGGGGATGGACAGATGTGGTATATGAATCCATATCTTTTCCTTGTGGTGGCTATGGAAATGAGTCCTGAGGTTTGCGCCGATGTCGTGATGTGGTTTGTTGATAATATCGTAGGGGTAAGAAATGCCGCTGGTGACGCTTATATAGAGATGTGTAGTAGCGTATCTTCGCTTATAAGCGATAAAAGCGACTTAAAGGAATCGTTATCAAGAATTGCTAAGGGTATAAATTTTGTTGTTTTTGGCGTACATGAGGAAGGAATAAGAAATAGGGCTTCCTTCGAGGAGCTGGATATGATAGTATCAATAGAAAGAAATATATCTTACGCTATTAAGGCTGGATATATAAAAGATTATAATGGCGTTATAAACGATTTGGGAAGGCAATGGAAAGATAGATGGGGTAATCCTGTTCTTAAATTGAAGTCTTGATCCTATCTTATTATTATAGTTTATGAGTATAGGGGATACAAATGGGGTATTCCCTATATTGTTTAATAATGTATGTTATCTTGTTATCAAATCAAATAAGTATCTTTGCTAAAAACATTAATATTATTAATATGTGTAATACAGGTGGTTGTTGTCATGATCATTCACGGGAACGTCCCGAAGAGTGTTGTCATGGCGTTAAGATAGATAGATTTCTTAACAAATGCCCTAACGATCCTTGTGATCCTTGCGATCGGGATTGTCAGGAAGAACCTTGTGTTGGTTATGGATGTCCTATAACCTTGTATGATAAATGCGTCTTGTACTCAGGCGATGAGCTGGTAGCGGATGGCATAGAGAAAGGTACTGACATTTCTGTCGTTATAGACTCATTGAGGCGTATTATAGCGTCTAGGGATAAGCAGATAGATTTATACCATAGTGAGGTTCTGGATTTGAAGAAGATTATAAACGAGCTTGTTAACGCTGGGAATAGTGGCGTAGGCGGCGATACCGAAGAGGAGGTTTGGTGATGAACGGTTGCAATAAGAAACAATATAGGCCTACTGTAGACGATACGAAAGTACCGTGTTCTACGTACATGAGTACCGATTGTATTTACCCCGGTGATAAGGTACGTGTGGAATCATTGGGATTATCTCCTAATTGCGATATGTCCGATACCCTTAACGCTATGATAAAGGCTATACGGGATAGGGATGCTGAGATATCTGAGTTGAGAAGAATAATCAATAAATTGATTTGATATGAGAAATAATTGTAATCCATGTAAGCCGGAATACAGACCGGGGGGCGAGTGTAGTATCTACAGTTCCCAGATCATATATGACGGACAGTCGTTTCCTGAGGCTGATATCAGGAACGGCGATAGCATGAACAGCGTCGTTGAGTCTCTGGTAAGGAAGCTGGTTGCCGTATCTGGCGCCACGGCGTCCATCCAGCGTGACTCGTTCAAGGGCGTTCAAGCTGTCAGATTAAGATACGAGCCGTTGACCGTGCTCAGCGTTACCTATTGTGGTACTATCGTCCCTAATGACGGATATGTCGTTTCAGGTAGATCCGTTAAGTTTAAGAAGAAATATTGCATGGGTGATGAGTTCACTGATGTTAATATCGTATATACTACATTGAATAGTAATATTTTAAATACATCATGCTATGGCTAAGAGAGTGTACGATACGGTCTTGGCTTCCGAGTGCGACGGTTGGGTATGTGGTGAGACCCTCAAGAAGGGATCTCTCCCCGTAGACAGGTTAGAGCTTGATTCTTTTTCCGAGGCCGTCAGGGAGCTTATAGAGCGTTTTTTTGAGGAGGGATGGTTGCCGGATATGATCTGTGATCTTGGTTGTGGAGGCGCCAGCGTATTTGAGATTAAACCTACTAACTTCGAGTATCCTCCTGAGGGTGGTGAGCAGATCCTGGAGATCATCGTAGGTAAGAGTGATAAATGGACTATAACACAAGCGGAATAATATGGCGAGTAATTTAAAAGATATTCTTGCCAAGATCGAGCAAGGCTCCTCATGGGTGTCCTACGACAAGATCTCCGGTACTGGCCCTGACAAGGTGGCTATCAAGGTAGAGCCGGGATGGATGGGTAGGTTGCCTAGGGAGACTTACGTGGCGGTCGAGAAAGGCAAGGTTACGAAACTCGCGACTATAACCCAGAAGGGTATAGAGCGGGTAAGCGTGGATCCTACCAGTGTCATGTTCGACATGGAGGGCGGGACGGCGACCATCAACGCCAAGCTCAACTCCGCCTCGGTCAAGGCTTCCTGCCTTACCCTTGGTGGCTCGGTGAGCAAGTCCTATATAGTATCCATGAACGTGAACGGCTTATCCATGAAAGTCCCGGAAGAGGATAGCAGATATATAGTGTATGCCGATCCTGAGGATCCCGGAGCCACTGATTTGTATGAGGCTAGCTTTGTCATAGCTATGCCTAAGAATATGGATAACGAACAGCATCATGAGATGTTTGTCTTGAACGGTAAGGTTGTTAATATCAATCAACAGCCTAATGATACACCTTATATCATACTTGATCATGACTTCGATAACGTGACTAGCGAGAACGGTCAGGTTGTCATCGATATCAAGTCAAATACCGAGTATGATATCGAGCTGGTATGTTGCACTTGCGGTGATGGTAGTGAGCCGGAACCGGAACCACCCTTCAACGTGGATCCGCAAAGGTTGACGCTTAATAAGGATGGTGATACCCAAATCGTGAGGGTAGAGGCCGGAGATGATGTTTCATGGAGAATAACTGAAGGATAATATGGCAAGGGAAATAGATAAGAATTGTGTCGAGGGTAATTGCTTTGCCATTAACGACAAGAGCCATGGGGTAGGCGATAATAAGCTTAATATCGTATACAAGGCTAATTATACCGGTCAGATCTGTACGGCTAAGTTCCGTATAACGTCAAAGGACGGTAATATTGTCAAGGAGTATATGATAGCTCAGGACGCCAAGCCCGTTTATTATAATATCAAGATGGTTCAGCCGTTCACCAAGGACGACTGTCTGGCCAACCAGCATGGATCGGTGGTGTTGTATACGGTCGAGGAAAGGACTTACAAGTCGTTTATCTCGCAGGAGGACGCAGACGCCAAGGCTATGGAGGATATAGCCCTGAACGGTCAGAAATACGCCAACGAGCATGGTGAGTGTATAGCCGATATCTGGTATAACGAGGAGCAGAGAAAGACGTTTATACGTAATAATTGCGATAAGTTCAGTGACGGTCAGGAATATGTTTATATCATTCCCGAGGGCAAGTACGTATCTTCCATCTCTCAGGAGGACGCCGATAGGAAGGCTCTTGAGGATATTGAGAAGAACGGTCAACAACAAGCCAATTTGGAGGGTGAGTGTAAGCCTAAGGAGAATATCTATTATGGTAAGTTTAGTAAGACCTTTACCCGTAACAATTGTGACTCCACCCAATACGGTACTGATGTGGTTGTCGATGAGACGATGGTTACAGGGGACTTCAGATCCATCGTGTCTCAGGAAGACGCTAATAGCCTAGCCCAAGCCGCTGTCGAGGCTCAAGGTCAGGATATAGCGAATATCAAGGGTAACTGTGAGAAGATACCGGTATTTACCGGATCGTACTCTAAGGTATTCCAGAGAACCAACTGCCCTGAGGGTTCTACTCCTGTTGACTTCACTGTGGACGAGAAGATGTGTTCTGGATATCCGTTCACTTCTACGGTATCGCAGGATGCCGCCAACAAGCTGGCGCAGGACGCTGTCGAGGCGCAAGGCCAGGCTATCACCAACGAGCGTGGCGACTGTCAGACTAACGTATACTATAACGTAAGGATGGAGAAGACAGTCACGAGAAATAATTGTGATGAGTTCCATATCGGTCAACCTTATACTTATGTCGTTTCCGCCGGTAAGTACTTCTCTATTATCTCCCAGAAGGACGCTGATGATAAGGCTAAGGCTGATCTTGAGGCTAACGCCCAGCAACAAGCCAACCTAGAAGGTGAGTGTAAGGAGAAGACGATCTACTACGGTAGGTATAATAAGGAGTTCACTCGTAATAACTGTGATGAGACTCAATACGGTACTAAGGTTGTCGTGGATGAGACTATGGTGACAGGAGATTTCAGGTCTACCGTATCTCAGGCGGATGCCAACAACAAGGCTAAGGCCGCTGTAGAGGCTCAAGGTCAGGATGTGGCTAATGTTAAAGGTAAGTGTGAGAAAGTCCCTGTATACACCGGTACTTATACACGTACGTTTACCCGTAACAATTGTGGCACTGGTACTGGTGGTACTTATACGGTAAATGATAGGATGGTTGACGGTTATCCGTTCACGTCTACCGTATCTCAGGAGGATGCCAACAACAAGGCCAAGGCTGCCGTTGACACCCAAGGACAGGCCCTTGCCAATATCCACACCCTTTGTACGTACACCGGCCGTGCTTCCTTGGAGTTCACGAGAAACAACTGTGGTGAGTGTAAGATCGGATCTAAGGTGACAATCACCCAAGATATGGTAGAAGGGCACCCATTCCAGTCTAACGACTCCCAGACCGCCGCTGACGCTATGGCTATGACCGCCGTACAGGCTCAAGGACAGGCTTTGGCTAACACCAAGGGTACTTGCTCTAACGCCACTATGTATACCGGCAAGGCTAGCTTCGAGTTCACGAAGAGCAATTGCGGCGCTAATCAGGTAGGAAATCCGTTCACCGTGACACAAGATATGGTGGAAGGTCATCCGTTCCAGTCTTGTGTATCACAGGATGAGGCTAACTTAGTCGCTATGGCCGCTGTCATGAATCAAGGTCAGAAGATCGCCGATGAGCGTGGTACTTGCCATGAGGCTTCTAAGTACACCGGTCATTATAGCGAGGCGTTTGAGAAGAATAATTGTCCGTCAGGATTGATCCCGTCATCCGTAACCGTTACGGAGGCCGACGTCACGGGTGGACCGTTCTACTCATACGAGAGCCAGTACGCCGCTGATGAGCTTGCCAAGGCCGCTGTCAAGGCGCAAGGTCAGGCTGTTGCCAACAACCGTGGCACTTGCGACGAACTGAAGATATATGTAGGTAACTACAGCAAGGAATTTACTCCTAAGTGTCCTACTTGTCAGTATGCCGATCCTATTACCGTAACTCCGGATCTTATGGGTCAGTTCTTTACCTCAACCCGTTCACAGGAAGAGGCTGACGCTTTGGCTAAGGCCTATATCGACAGAATGGGTCAGGCGTTCGTCAACAAGAACTATGATGATACGTGCCATACGAAGACCGAGCAACCGGTATGGGAGACTATAGAGACCGTATGTAAGGACTGTATCTCTCAATTACATCAACGTAACACCAATACCTGTTATACTGATCCTGATAATCAAGAGCGGTATATAGCTGGTGGTAATAATACATGTTTCTGGTTTGGTACGGCATCTAAGGCCTTCACCCGTCAATGTGCTGACGGAGGTGTGGGAAGTTCCGTAACTGTTACCCAGAACGACGTTACCGATCCTAATCCTACGACAGGCGGCAAGTTCAAATCATGCGTATCCCAAGCTGACGCTAACGCCAAGGCATTGGCCGCTGTTACGGCTCAAGGTCAGAGCGTTGCCAACTCCAGGGGTACTTGTACTTGGACAGGAAGCTATACAGGTCAGGTCCAGAAGAACAATTGCGCTGATGGCGGCGTAGGCGACATGGTATCCGTAAGTAGCGACAGGCTGCCGGGACATCCGTATACCTCCAACATATCTTTGGCTGACGCTAATAAGAAGGCCGAGAATGCTGTTCGTGGAGCCGATGGACAGAACTACGCCAATAAGAACGGTGGATGTACTTGGACTTACGTGGCAAGCCGTGACTTCTATAAGAACAATTGCGCCGGAAGCGGGGTTGGTCAGAGAATAACGGTGACCTCTACGCAAGCCAACGGCGGTACGCCTATCACCAGCAAGGTTTCTTTGGCTGATGCCATGAGCAAGGCAGAGCAGATCCTAGACCAGAGAGGACAGGATTACGCTAACCAACATGGCACTTGTGTGTGGACCGGTACTGGAAGCGCTACGTTCTATAAGGACAATTGTGGTACATGTAAACATGGTGTCGCTCTATCCGTTCCTTATAGTGCCTTAGGATTGTCAGCGTTGACATCTACCGTATCTCAGGCGGATGCCGACAGCAAGGTTCAAAACGCTTTCAAGAATGATACGGCGACTAAGACCGCCGCTCAGGCTTACGCTAACAAGAATGGTGATTGCGCCGATGACGATGATACCCCATCTTATGATGATTGGGGTTACTATTGTAGTGGATGCGATTATCGTAGGCGTAGGAATCAGACCAATCCTTGTTCTTCAGCCTCAGGTCAAGATGAGTTGGTTGAGTCCGATTCAAGATCTTGTGGATGCGGATGTGATAATACATACAATATGGATAATAGTAGGTGTAATAATGGTAATAGCGAGGAGCATTATTCTAGCGAGTGTAATCCTACGGGATATTGGCAGGATGGCGGTGAGCATTGTTGTAATCCATATGACTACACTATCTATACCAATGAGGTATGTAAGGGATGTTCGGGTAGTTGTGGTGATATATGTGTTCCTGACAGTCCTCTTAAGGTTGTTAGCGCAGGTGATTTTTGTGCTTCTTCGTCAAGTTTAGCCAGTGAACAGGCTTATAACAAGTATAAAGAGTACAAGGATGCATTTCAATATTTAGTTGATGCTAGGGTATGCCCTTCTAAGGTTGGCAATGATGACCGATGGGGGAATGTCAAGGCTACGAACTGTCCTAGCAACTGTACTCCTAAGACTATCAGTTATAAGCAAATCGCTGGTAAATATGAGGCTTGTACCAAGGACGAGGCAAACAGGATAGCCGACAGCAATCTACAGTCAGACGGCACCTCTTACGCTAATGGCTTGGCGCAGGCGGATAGATGCGATTGCCCGCAGCTACAATGTACTAGAAGGGTCTCGGCTTACATAACAGAGACGTACACGTCCCCACCGGGAGTCAAGTATAAGGTTCAGGATAGCAGCAGTAATTGCAGCGGAAGTGAATGTAACTCAAAACAAGCTACTGTCACATTTAGTTGCTCTAATGGGGATCATCATACCCAGAGAGTTAATTTAACTTGTAATAGCGACTTTAGCTCTACCGAGTTTTTCTCCGCTGATTGTCCACCTGAATCTATAACAATATCAGCTTCTTATTAAAGAAGCGTAATAAAAAAGGAGAGGTTAATTAGCCTCTCCTTTTTATTATATATCAGACTCTTAACATTGACCACCAGCTCTTCCACTTATATTGATAGAATTACATGGATATCCACGACCAAAAGATATTGTGGCCTTTTTAGTGCCTGATCCAGTAGGTATAGTTACTGTCGTACTTCCGATAGTAGTTCCTGAGCTTGAAGCTGTTACCGTCAAGCTCTTCTGCGTAGTACATTCATTACTATACGTAATCTCGACCTCTACTCTTAGCGTTGAAGTGCCCGAAGGAGCGCCGTTGCAAGGATCACCATCGGCATAAGCGTTGGCTGACCAATTCTTCGTTGGCTCCACGCAATCGCATCTATCCGCCTGCGCCAAGCCATTAGCGTAAGAGGTGCCGTCTGACTTGATGTGAATTTAGCTTATTCAATGCGTATTGTTTATCTATTAATTAAAATCATTAATATTGTATCGTTAATATTAATACATTAAGTTATGGCTTGCAATAAGAAAAAGAAAATGGCTAATGGAGGCAAGGTCTCCGAGAAAAAGAAACCTCAACTGAAATGTGGAGGCAAGGTTAAGAAAAAGAAGTAATAACCGGAGGGGTATATCCCCTCCTCAGTATTTAGCATATGAAAAATTCAGAATTTGTATCTAGAATCATAAATGATATGAACTCCATCAATAAGGACGCTCATGTCAGTAGAAGATGGATATTGTCCATAGGCAGGCAAAAAGCAAGGTCTTATATAGCCCAGAAGTATGCTGATGGAACCTTGTTCGGCGAGGAATCGCTGTATACTCATATTAATTGCATGGAAATGGAGAGGGTTCGGAAAATTGATTGTTGTTTTGATGAGTTTAAACTATGCAGGGTACTTATGAGATCCAAGAAAAGATTGCCAGATATGATATATACCCGTATAGGATCTGCTATCATTAAGGTATCAAATATTATGGATGATATTATATTTACCTCCATATCGTTAAGAAAATACGCTAACAACAAGGAACGTAAATATGGGAATATAGATCAATATTATTACTATGTAAATGATGGTTATATCTATATACCAGATATTAACATAGAGGCTATAAACGTGGATCTTATTACCTTGGATAGAAAAGCGGCTTTAGAGTTATCCGGGTGTGGAGCTGAAAAAGATAAGCCATGTACATCTCAATGGGATTATGATTTCATATGCCCAGACAAGCTTCTTGAATATGTGGTTTCCGAAACATTAAGGGAAACTATAACCAAATTGCAGATCCCTACGGATGAGAACCCGGATATGGATATTAATAAGAAAACACAAAAAATTCAGTAAACATGAATCTAATAAGATCAATAATCAATTTCTTCGGTTTCAATGACGCCATAGTTGACGGTATAGGCGAAAGAGGGATGAGAGACAGCTCTATTATAAGATATAATGAGGTGCACGATATGTATGACAAGATCATAAAGGATCTTGGGGATATATCAGCTTACGTATCCAAGAACTATATCTATGATAAAATAAGGGAAAGGACTGGATTAAGCGCCAGACATATTAGTAGGATATTGAATCATACAAAGAAAAAGGATCTTAGATTTATATAAGATAAAAAGGAGAGTCTAACAAGTCTCTCCTTTTTTATTATCAACATGATCCAGATCCATCTCCGCTGTCAAAATAAGCGTAAGCCCCAGATGATATCCCGTAATTGGTCGTAGTAGAACCACTGAATGATCCAGATCCGGATGGTATGGTGATTACTCTTGTTTCATAGGTAATTATATACCTAATCATGTATATTATTTCTTGTATTAGGATTGATTGATTATATTTGCGGTATGGATATAAAATCGTTTAAGATATTAAATCAGTATTTTCTCCGGTTCTATAGGTCAATAATGTCTAAGAACGGTAAGAGGAGGAAGCATACGATCGTGGACAAGAATGATATTCTCGAATGTCAGTCCTTGATATGGAAGGTTATACGTGATAAGTATCTGGAGGATGAGGGTGGGGTTTATATAAACAACATCGGTTATCTGTGCCATAAGATAAATCCTAATCGTAAGATATATCTGAATAAGCTTACCGGTACTATTAACAGACGTGGAACGGGTGGATATTCTTATGTCCATACGTGTATTGATTTTATGCCTCGGAACAAGTATTTCCATCTCTATATTTCTCCGGCGTTGAACAGGGAGTGTAGGTTGGCTATGGAATCAGGTAGGAGATATAAGTTCTTGTACCGGGAGGTTGAATCGGAGAGTAAGGTATTTGGAGTTAAATGGGTTTACAAACTGTAGAAGTTTTTGTGATCCAGTTAGCCCGTGAGGGTAGACTGGATTTTTTTTGTATCACGGGTTCAAATACATATCTTTGTGCAAAAGACTTAAATATGACGATAAAGGGCTTATTGGCCGAGATCAAGGCCGATTTACATAAATACGATGATAGCGGGGCTATAGATACCTCATCTGTTTATAGGTGGGCTGAGATCGCTTTAAAAAGGTTTGGGGGTGTTATAGCCGTCATGTCCGAGGCGGTTGTCAAGACCAGCAACAAACAGGCGGTATTACCTTCCGATTTCTTCGACATGCTTGACGCCTATAGGTGTGAGCCTCTTGTCTGTGAGATTCCGGGGGGCGATAAGGCTAAGGCTGACCTCCAACACGAGATCGGCTGGGTCGAGCGCACCGAGCGCGGCTTCCGTTGGAACTCCTGCACGGAGTGCTGTAAGGAGGAGTTTGAGAAGACGATCACGGAGAAGCTATATATCGGGTCTCACGAGGTTCGCTTCCATTACCATCACCCCGTAAGGCTGTCTATAGGTCGTGGGTTGAGACGTGATTGCGCCGCCGACAAGTATCGGGATAAATATGCTTGGGATAATTATGATATAACTATATCTGGCAATACTATGTATACTGGGTTTGATGGATTTATTTACATCATATATCGTGCTACACCCAAGGATGATGACGGTCTCCCGTATATACCTGAAACGGCGTTAGGTTATCTTGAGGATTATGTCGAGACGTATATCAAGATGAAGATCTTCGAGAACGCCGCCGTTAACGGTTTGATACAAGGGGCTGGTGATGCTTATAAACTATACGCCCAGCAGGAGCCGGGTAAGTTCGCTAGGGCCATGAAAGAGCTTAAGATGTCGATGATTACCTTGAATGATTACCGGGAGCTGGCTGAGGATAATAGGAGGAGGATGCTGTCTTATGAGCGTATGTGGCCCAACGCTTTTGATAAGTATATTAAACTGGTTTAACAAAATACGATGATATGGCTGATTGGATACATTTAGATAAGACAAGTGGTACCGGTTCTGCTGAGGTTAGGGTTACCGCTGATATCAATGAGACTGGAGAGATACGTCAGGCTACGTACAAGGTTATAAAAGAAGGCACCAAGGAGGAGAAGACGTTCGTGTGCAGGCAGGAGTCGGTCCCGGTGGTTATTATCCCTGAGTTCGACTACCTAGTGCTTAGGTATATCTGGGCTGACGAGGACGGCATTGACTTTGACACGGCTACCGGTTTCGATAACACCGGCCTCCCGGATGTTGACGGCAAGCTGGTTGGTTGGAGTAAACAGTACCAGACCACGCAGGAACGGGTAGGTGATTATCTCATCCATGGTGGTGATAATATGGAATCGGGTAATGAGGCAGCTTTGATCCAGATGGGACCGTTGTTGGATGGCGATAATTATGATAAATTACCTCTTGAGATCAGATGCAGTATATACGGTAACTGGTATGGTGGTCGTGAGAAAGGTAATATCACTATCAAATTCACGGCATATAAGGGCGGTTCTATGGAGAAACGTGGATATGATTTTGTCAATATCGGAGGCGAGGAGGTTTATACCGGTAATGCCCCGACCAATGTATCCGCCCACGGAGAGGATAATTGGCAGGATATAAGAACCTCGTATTCTAAGGTGGGCACGATGATTTATAACAAGGAATCTCGTGACTGTATTGTAAGAATAGGTGAGTGATTGTTCTTTTTCATAATACAAATATCTATCAGCTCTCTCGTCCGTGAGGATGGGGGAGTTTTTTTGTTTTTTAGTCCTTTACTTATGACATGTTTGATCTTTTATTGCGTGGGAATAATCTAGCTTTGCCGAAAACTAGCATTATGATCGCATTAAATGATGTCAATAACGAACTCCATGTCCGGTTGTATATATTGGAGGTGTTCAAGGATTATGTTCGGGATGATGATTTCGACGAGCTTTTAGATAAGGCATTGGATTTTGTCATGGAAGGCGTTTCTATGCCTAAGGCGCCGGTAAAAGATACTACTATGAGTGATATATCAAGAAGTATTATCGCCTTGACCACAGGTATAGGGTTTGATGGTAAGATAAACAAAAGTCCTCTGGAATTGGCTTATGACAGATGTAGGATGAGATATGTTTTCGATCCTCGGAATCGTGACATACATGGCGTTGTCGTTGGTTATTCCAATGATTTCAATAGTCTGGTGGCCGTGTGCGACGAGGGATCGAAGAGAGGAATAGACAAAGGATCTACCGATTTTGTGGATGTCAATGAGAGATACGTGACTAACGGGTTCTTCTACATATCCGTAGAGGACGCCGATAAGCGATCAAGCTACATGGGAAAAAATCCATAATTATTATGTTTTTGTATTTTCATTAGGGGTAAACGTTGCAAAGTGTTTAGATTTTCCTTCTGGCTTGTGAGAGTCAGAAGGATTTTCTATTTTTGTACGATTTGAATGTTTTGCATAATACGTACAGTTTATTAGAATCCGCCACATAAGTGATTATCTGGTGGATTTATTATATTTGCGAAAAAGATAATGTCGTGCAAAATAACTCTAACATAGCGGTTCCCGACTCCGGGATGAACAGGGATAAGCATCCACAGGATCTATCCCCGTCTGAATATAGTTTCGCCTTGAACGCTACCATAGAGGGTGACGATGGGAGCCAGCTTAAGATCCAGAACGAGCCTAGTACCCTTTTATGTAAGCGATTTGATGGCTATAAGGTTATTGGGTATAAGAATGACATAGCTGGTGATAACACTTATTTCTTTCTATCCAATCCGGATGATAATACGTCTAAGATCACGTTCATGCGGTCATTGGATTATATCAAGACCGTGGAGGATCAATTGGCTGGATCGGGAAATGACATCCATCGTATCCTTGGCGAGAGGCTTGAGGAGTCGGATGGTCGTTTCGATGAGATATGTGATTTGATGGAGGTGTTGATAGAGGATGGGACCGATGACCCTTGTCTTAACTTCTCCATTCATCACCCGATTTTCGATATAGAGATCAAGGATGAGAAATGTGGGAAGGTGATATACTGGACCGATGGATATAATCCCCAGCGATATGTCATGGTCGATAAGGCTCTTAATCCGGATGATGATGGTGACTTTTGGTATCATTACCATGGGTATAAGACATGTGGGGATGACAAGCCAATAGAGAGGTGTAGGCTGGCCTGCGAGAAGCTGCTGGTGTTCCCGTTACTGACGGCCCCGTGCGTGGAGCCTGAGGTCGTGGAGTTCGGGGGAAGCCTGCGTGCCGGGACCTACCAGTTCTGCGTGGCGTTGTGCGATGAGTTCGGGATTGAGAAGACCGGATATTGCTCATTGACCAACCCAATCATGTTATTCGATCGTCAAGATATGGTTATCCGCGATGGTTTATGGGGTAAGTCAACCAACATGGGTATCCGCCTTACCGTGTCTAATATAGATAAGCAGGTATCTCATTATAAGATAGGCGTTATACAGAACACGGTTGGGTTTAATGGTGAGCAAAGCCCGGTTCTTGAGTATTTCATAGAAGGTATACATCCGATAACGGAAAGGACCATCTATTACCTTACGGATCAGTATAGCGAGCGTACGACCATGGAGAAGTTATCCAAGGAAATACCGGTATATAAGACAGCCAGAGGCATGACGTCTGTCGGGAATCGTCTTCTTCAATACGGCTTGACCGTGGAGAATGAATGGAATCTTCAACCGGTCGTTAATTTTTTGGGTCATTTCGTTAAATGGCAGACATCGATAGCCACGGAGAATCTATATAAAGACGGTGTAGCTTGCTCTAAATACGCCTCTTTCATGCGTGACGAGGTATATCCGTTGGGTATAAGATTCTTTACCAATACGGGATACAGGACAGCTAGATTCCCGCTTATCCCTCGTCCGGCCACAAGGGAGGAGATGGAGGTTATCGTTGATGAGGACGGCAACTCTGAAGACCTATCAGCGGCTTCGGTATTGGAGAACAACCCGCAGTGCGCAGGGAACAGCCGCCGTTATCTTTGGCAGTTTAAGAATACGGCAAAGATCATAAACGACCCGTCTTGGGGATTTGATGATTTTGGGGGAGAATGCAAGAATCAGCTAGATGTCAAGCAACTCAGATATGTAGAGCAGGAATATGCCACGGTAGGAGAGACCCAATTCGTTATCAACACGATGGGGGAAGATGTTACGGTAGATGATGCTATTGATTATATCGCTGATAATATAGAGAACCTGTGTGATATCATAGGATCTAATGTAGGTATTACTGACGAGTTATGCGCTGCTATATCATTGCCAGAGGATCAAGACGGTATAAAGGCTCCCGATTTCCCTAGTGGATGTGATGATATCGAGAGGATAGAGACCAGGACTATATTGGATAAAAACTCTTTGGTGGATTCTAGGATTGATTTTACATATAAGCTGGCTGGTGATTATACGGAGACCGAGCCTACCACCTTAATGCAAAGTAACGCCGAGTCACAAAGGAAATTCTCTGTATTGTGTGATTTTGATAATTACTCCAGTGGAGGTAAGAATATCATAGATCTGGTTCAGGGATGGCTAGATGGTCAGGATGAGGATAAATTCCCGTCTAATATAGACTCCTCCGCCTTGGTCTTGTGTCAGGATATGTCTAATGTCCGGCAGTTATATGATGAGGGTATATGTACTAATGGGTGTTCAGTAGGTGATCCTCACGTGAATCCTACTATTAACGATGTTCAACTTCCTACATTCCAAGGGGATAGGTCATTGGGTAAGTGCACATATTTGTATCAATATCCCGGATGGGAAGGAAAGAAGCATACGGAGACGATGCTTGATCAGTTAATGGATACGATGGAGGCTTATTTCCCCCAATATGAGAGTCAGTTTGGTATCGAGAACGCCATGTGTCTTTTTGGCGATGGTGATAATTCTAAGTTTAATACCGGTATAACTACTGACTGGGAAGGTCGTGTGTCTATGCAGAATGATATTGACGCCAAGACCAATTGGCTCGGTAGAAGCAACTTGACTTATTTCAAGTTCTATCCACATGTATCCTCATACGCCAGATGGGTGGAGTTGGATTACGAGAAATACATAAGTGGTTTATCCGATCCTGATAACGGTATTATGTATATAGAGATGATGGGTAACTATAATTATCCGATCGGCGACTCATCATCATACAATAAGGTTCGTATAACGTTTTTCTCGGACAAGGAAGGTACCGTGGCTCCTAATCCTTTGGCTAATGATGCCAAGAAAGGTGTTATAGTGAATTACGTGAATCATAAGATATTTATGATGCCAAAGTACTTGTTCTGGAATGATGACAAGACTACTTTCCATAAGATATATGTTTGCATCGAGCCTGCGGTATGTGTGTTCTTCACCGGTTTCGCCATGAGGCAGGACATGAAGGAGCTTGCCGGATTCTATACGGCCGGCACCGCCATCTTCCCCGCCCCGTTCTGTTTTGGCATTCGGCCACTGGAGGTGAAATACGTATTCTTCTTCACGAAAGAACTGAAATTAAGAAGATTTGTTACCTATGAGGCGAAATGTATCTCATGTGGAGATAAACCCGCTGATTGCGCTCCCAGACCATATCAGTACGGTGATTTCGGATATTGGGAGTCTACCAATAAGTATCCGGCTAATTTTGAGTTGTATGATTCAAGTAAGATCGGGATATCATCGGGAGGATCAAAGAGGAAGGACATAATAGATTCTTTGACGAAATACTATGGGTCTCCTAGATCCGTTGGGGGTAAGTCTTATTTCACCGGTAATGGGGATAACGCTGAGTACCCCAATACGTCAACCACGTTTTGTCAGAGACCTATACGTCATTACAAGTTTCCGGATAACTCTGTCGCTCCTTTTATGGGTAATCCGTCTCAACTGACCGGTCAATATGGAGTTGACTCCTATATTTATCCTATGGGGGTGATGCTTGATGACGATATCGTTAATGAGTTTCTGGATATAGCGGTAGAGAACGGTCTTATAGATAAGGCTAGAAGAGATTCTATAATAGGATATGAGTTGTATAGGGGCGATAGGACGTTGGATAAGAGCGTTATCGGGACCGGTCTGGCTTATGATATGTTTAAGTACGATGATCCAGACGGATCGGCTAACCTTTATCCTAATTACCCTTACAACGATTTGTCTGATGATATGTATATCTATAAGGATATTAATCGTGAGAAATTTATAACGCATCCGTTTAACAGGAGGGGTAATATCTGGTATTCATTCTTAAGTCCTGATATTGCCTTTAACAAGCCTGACGCTCCCACCGAGTGCCTTGTTGATGGTTATCAATTAGGTAAATCCTCCGGTATATTCAGGGAGGTGGAGGATCACCCTAAATGGACGATATTAGGGAGCAAGGCTTACAGTATGGCAACGTCATTGGCTACGGTGGAGGCTATGGCTAATTTAATATCCGCTATAGCTGAGTATACATATCAGTCGGCTTCACAGCAATATGTCGGTGGAGGCATGTTCTTTTTAGCCAACCCTGTCGGCATAGCGCTGACGGCTATCCGTCTGGCTACGGGTATCGCCAAGGCCACAGCCCAGTCCGTGGTGGATATAGGCAAGTACAGGTATCAGTGGTTAACGGCATTGATAGATAGGGGACCTAGACGGAACTATGCTTATTATTATACCTCTGTCGCTCATTATAATTTATTTTACCAAAAAATAGGGGCGTCGGAGCTACGTGGATTGTCAACGGCCAAATATATCAAGAGCGGATTATATCCGGTAACAGATATCTCTTCGCAAGGGGAGACCGTAGGCGGTAAGCCTATTATCATAAACAACCTCGATCGTGAGCACTCGTTATTCATGTCATTTGGTATGGATAAGTATATGCTTGAATATCCGGAATTGGTATCAAGTTACGATACCAGCCGTATTCAGGATGAATGTAATATTCGTAATGATGAGGTAGCTGGTATGACGCCTCATTTTATGACACGTGAATCTTTCGTATCCTGCCCCTATATGAGGATAAAGAAATATTCTCCGGCTCAATACGGGCAGATAGAGGATATCAGGTGGGTATCGTTAGGCGGTTGCGGGTTGATGGATGAGAATAAGCGTAAACCTGTTTTTGGAGGTGATGTATTTATATCAAGATTCTCACTTAAGAGGAAGATGCCTATGTTTTACTTGACTCAGTTCGGTCAGGGGGACATGATACCATTCCCTTATTACGATTATCGAAACATCGGGTATCCCCGTTATTTCGTCAATTACGATACCGGGGAGGATTATCTTAATAAGACCGATACGGATACCGGATCGCTATACTCTTTCCCTAGCCGGAAGAGCGCTTATGAGATGGTTTGCAAGACCGGAGATATGTATCTTAGCGGTCGTTTCTTCCTATATTTCTATGGCATACCTCAGTTCCTTGTGGAGTCTGAGATCAATTGCAATTTCCGTATAGCCGGGCCTGAGCCTTACGAGGGGTTCTATCCGGAGGTAGGGGATTATATATCATGGACTCAGGAGCGTAATGTCCCTATATCAAGGGGTAATGTGTTTAAGATGAGTCCTGTGTATAAGAATCGATTTACGTTAGGTGGCAGGTCATTACCAGAGACGTATGATAGCAATTTTTGGGACTGCGCTTACCAAAGACCCAACGGCGTCATATGGAGCACCGCCGACGTGTCGGAGAACGGCATGACCGATCCTTGGCTGTCGTACAAGCCTATGGATTACCATGAGTTCAAGACCTCTTTCGGGAAACTTATAAGCATGAAAGGGATAGAGTCGGATCAGATACTGGCTCGCTTCGAGAATCAGGTAGGGCTTTATAACGCCATAGACGTGTTGGCGGAGAGAATATCCCCGGAGAATAGCGAGCTAGGGACAGGTGGTCTTTTCGCCTCCCGTGGTATCGAGTATAATAATACGACGTTAGGATATTCCGGGACCCAGAGTCGGGATATGATCAGTTGCGAGTTTGGGCATTTTTGGGTCGATTTAAGGCGTGGTCAGGTGTTTAAGGTAGATTCTAATGGTAGGAATCTTACGGAGGTCACACCGGGGCTTAGAAACTGGTTTAAGGAGCATCTTCAGATGAAGATCATCCGTAGCCGGATATATAACGCTGATACGGACGCTGAGTTGTCTTATTATGATATCGATAACAAGTTCTTTGGTATAGGGCTATCCATGGGCTGGGACAATCGGTTCAAGAGGGTTCTGATAACCAAGAAAGATTATATACCGGTAGGGAATCCGAGCGAGTACCAATTCCGTGGCGGCCGGTTCTACAGGAACGGGCAGGCGGTGGAGCTACAGGACGCCAGCCATTTCACGGACGTCTCGTTCACCGTTGGATATAACTGCCTGAAGGGTGAGTGGAAATCATATTTATCCTACACCCCTGATTATTATATCGAGCACCAGCATTATTTCCAGTCTGGAAAGAACTACTCAAGTGAAAGTCAGGAGATAGGGTTATGGTCTCATGGATTGACCAACCAATCGTATCAAGTATTTTACGGTAAGCTATATCCGTTCGTTATAGAGGTACCGGTACGTGAGCAGTACGTGAATAAGATCCTCACGAACTACCAATATAGGATGGATGCCAGAAGGTATCAGGATGAGGTTAATTACCAAATTCTTAGGACTACCGGATTCAATAAGGCATGGTTTTATAACGATACCAACAACAGCGGTGAGCTTCGGATGGTTATCGCTGACAAGAACGATATGAGCCAGCGGTTAAGGTATCCTGTAACCAATGACGATAGCCGTGAGATACTGGTGACGGAGGTTGATCAGAAGATAAATATAAATGACTATTTTAACGAGGTCAAAGACGATACTAATAACCTCCCGGTATGGATCAAGGATGTTAATGACATTGACCGGAAGATCGATCCTAGGGCTGTCGATTATCATCGGAGGTGGCGTGATCGTCTTCGTGGCGATTGGTTCTTGGCTAGGTTCGTGAATGACATTGAGAGCCGGTTCAAGATGATAGCACGTTGGTTTAGCAACGATGAGAAAGTTTATTGAGGTGATTATATACCTTTAAATATTTGATGTTATGGCAGCAGGGAAAACTAGCAGTAAAAAGAAGGGCAAATGCCCGAAATCAGGATGTATCAAGAAAGTAGGGAGTGATTGGCGAGTGGTCAGTAACAAGACCGGTAAATTATGGCCGGCTAAGTACAAGTCTAAGGAGAAAGCTAAAGGAGCCTTGGCTGCTTATCACATGCATTAGCGTATAAACGGGTACATGATTTATTATGTGCCCGTTTCGTGTTTTTAGGCTTGTGATATTATGGTTATCTTTGTGAAAAACGTAATATATGTCTAAGAAGAATAAACCGGAGGAAATCCCATCGTGGATAAGGGATTTATATAAGGAGGATCTTGATCGTGTCGTAAGAGGTGATCGTCCCATGTATTTCAGGGGTATGGATGATAGTCCTTTGAGAAACGTGTCCCCGGAGTTTGATATCCTTAGCGGAGGAGCCGCAGTTAAAGGCATGAATGGGATAAGAGGTACATTGTCCCCGTTGAATAACGGTATGGGTAATTATAATTTCAGCCTCAGGGGTATAAATAAGAAGATCGGTGAGTTGGTTGATGAGGCGGGATTATATCTACCTGAGAAATTAAGACCTGTATATCGGACTGTGGTGGATGCTATGTCGAGTTCCAAGGATAAGGGGTTGGGTCATATCACGCAGCCGTTGGCCAACGCCCTGTACCCGGCGGACGAGCGGCGAAACCGGCGTCTGGACGGGGAGTATCCCGTTAGTTATGTGGATGCCATAGACGGCATATGGCCCATGGAGAAATATGGGCTATGGGGAGAGAAAATTGAGCGGAAAGCCGAAGGAGGTCCTACTAGTAATGATCCTATGTATGTAAGACAAGATGTATCTGATAGAGCTTCGTATTTAAAAGACATCATAGGTAACGCCATAAGAAGGAGGTTGTACGAGAATGTCACCCCTGATGTGGTAGCCTCAAATGCTAGCCTTCCTGACAAGGTCAATGAGTTTATATATGGCAGAAACGGGAAGGCTAACGTTGATGAATATAGCGATCAACTATGGGCGAGATTTTTATCTCAACCTAATAATCTAGATGGCAATAATAAGGAGATACGGATTCCTGATAATGTCATTACTGATATTGAGAAGATGTTCAATCGTGACACTAAGGATGAGATAAAGAGGTTAGATAAGAAAATACATGATACGGAGCAAGAAATATATGGCTCTGATAAGCTGGCTACAGATGATGCTTATGGTAGGCTGAAGCTTTTGAAAAAGTCTAGAGAATGGGTAGATGTTTTTGAGAAGAATCGTAATTCGGTAAGATCTGGAAAGCCTACGGTTTTTTCTGAGTACGATTTTTATCCCGAAGCTGCTGGTGATCTTACCCCATTGTCAGGATTTGGTAATTTTACAATTTATAGGCGTCCGGATGGAAGGTTAGGTGTCTATGACGTATACGATTTTCATGGTGACGATCAGGAATTTCCTGTAAACGTAGCCACAAATGTACTAGACGCTATAGGCGATAAGTTTGAGGAGAGAGGGTCGTTTGAGGATCATAATCCTCTTCTGGAAAGCGGGAAGGATGCTCTTATCCGTAACGCTATTATGTCTAAGAATAAGTTGGAGGATAAGGAGGATGGAGGTCCGGTAAATACAGAACGAGATTATGGTGCCGGTAAATACGTTATTGATCCTAGTAGATCAGAGGATAGTAAGATGGTTGTGTATGATGAGATATGGGACTATCTGACAGAAAAGAAAGGGATACCACAAACTCAAGCTATCGGCATCCTATCGAACATCGCCGCCGAGTCCGGAGGGGACACCGAAGCCCTAGGAGCCGCCGGTGATTTTGGCATCCAACAATGGCTTGGACCGAGGAAGAAGGAGCTACAGCGCAGGTATGGGAAGAAACCGACATTGACACAGCAGTTGGATTATCTCGTGGATGAGTATCAAGGCAAGGTCCCGGGGTTAGGTTGGAATTACATCAATCAAGGAAAGTTTTTTGACAAGGACGCTCAGGGGAATGAGTATAACTATTATATGTATTCTAAATCCGATTTCGATAACGCCGTCAACTACAAGGACGCTACCGTGGCATGGAATCAAGGATACGGTAGACCTCTTGGATCGACCTTAAGAAATGAGAAGAGATTTGAGTTCGCTGATATGTTCGCTAATAGGTATGGTGTTCCTGAGAACGAGCCAATGAGATACGAGTTCGGACAGCGGGATTCGGGCACGGGGGACGGAGGTCAGCAGCCCGTACCTGAGACGGTAGCCCCTGCCGATCCTTCTTTGGCCTCTCGTCCTACCATTGATAGTTGGTGGGAGAAGGAGGGTCAAGATCTGTTATATAAGATGCTAGCTCAATCTGGCGCTAACAAGAAAGCTATAGAGGACATCGCCAATAATATTAAGAATGATCCTCAATCGGAGGCGCAGATAGCGGAGGCCGAGCGTATGCGTAGGGAACAGGCAAAAAGGCAGTTGGTTCTTAATATGATACCGGGGTTAAGCCTTAACATAAAAGGTGTGAGTAGAAATAATAGTTAGTATTTTAATGATAAATAATTTGTTATGAATAAGTTGTTGTTTTTATTTGATGTGTTATTTAAGGGGACTTTTTTACCCCCCTTTAGTAGTTTAGGATGGGAGAATAGATGGGTAGATGCTATGGCTGATGATAGGAGGATGGTTATAGCATTGTTAGTAAAATATCTAAGGGGAGGTATGTTATGAGAAGACGTGTAATGACAGGCCCCAAAAGCTTGGATGTATTGTATACATACACTTATAATAGTAATAATTACCATACATTTGTAGCTCCAAAGTCGGCGTATTATTATGTTGAGTGCTGGGGTGGTCAAGGTAATTATGGTTACAATGATAGCGAAGATAGGTTTACCAAATCCAATAACCCTGGGTATGGTGGATATGTGGCTGGATTTATCAAGTTAGTTGGTGGTGATATCATTTATGTGTATTGTGGAAATGGTGGACTTAAGCAGACGAGTAATGTTGTAAAATATAATTATAATGGAGGAGGTTCAGGGCATTCAATGACTGATGAGGGCGCTGGAAGGTATATCTATGAGGGAGCCGGGGGCGGAGCTACAGATTTGAGGTTGTCCAACAATAGCGATCCTCTAAACGTAAATTCTTTAAAGACCCGTATTATGGTAGCCGGGGGAGGCGGTGGAGGATGTGAGTATTATCTTATTGGGCATGGAGGATCAGCGGGAGGGTTGAAGGCGTATCTGGGAGGCTATGCCAAGGGAACTCCTGCATCCCAAGTAGCGGGAGGATCTAACTCCGGCAATAATTTAACTAACGGAAATGGAGGTCTATTAGGAGTGGGAGGAGGATATGGTTTTGATGGAGTTTCGTATTCCTCTGGTGGAGGAGGAGGCTTTTATGGAGGACCAGGCGGCGGGATATCGTCGAATGCTATTCAAGCTGGTGGTGGAGGATCCTCGTATATATCCGGTCATCCGGGATGCGTGAAATATGATAAATATGTATTTACTAACACTAAGATGATAGATGGGAGCGGGTTCGCATGGACAGATGTGAAAGGGGAATTAGAAAAAATGCCTAATCCTTTGGGTGGATTATATGATTTAGGAAAGGGACATATAGGCTCTGGATATTGTCGTATATCTATATTCCAATAAATATTTATATATCTAATCAGTTTAGTGTTATATTTGCGAAGTAATTAAACGTTTTAGATATGAAAAGATTGTTATTTTTATTTGCTATGTTATTGACGCCGTTCGCTTTGATGGCGCAAGAGGTAATCCCATCAGAAGGGGCTATCACTATTGATTTAACTACCTTCACCGGCATCATGGCTTTCGTCACGATGTCAGCCACTCAGCTAGCTAAGGTAGTGCCGTATATTGACACCCATAAGTGGGCTAAGGTCCTGTCGGCTGTAGTTATCGGCATGTTGGTATGTATCTTGGCTTGGTTTCTTCAGGTATCCCCGTTGTTGGTAGGTAGCGAATGGTGGGAAGCTCTGCTTTATGGGGTGGCTGTTGGGTTCAGTTCCGCTGGTTTCTATGACATGGTGAAAGCTCTAGGTTCGTTGTTCGTAAAAAGAATTTAGTACTGTTCAATAATTACAATATGTTATAAATTGAATTTCATTGTTTTATAGTTTGTAATTGTGTAATTTATTATTTATATTTGTGCGCCTATCTACTCATCACGAGCGGGTAGGCGCACTTATTAATTTAAAAGCATGATAAAAGTATGAAAAGTAATTTGATTTTGCAGTCAGAAAGTCGAGAATTGTTGGGTAGAAATATCTCTGTTATGTCCAAGGACGGGTTTGTGTGTATAACGGAAGTTATGGAGGCTTTAAATGAAAAACGCAAATCTATGGGATTAGAGTCGAGGAGACTTGATCATTTGTTCTCCACAAATGGTTTTCAGGAAAAGATGAAGGCTCTTGTTAAAGAATTGAGTATAAGCAATATATGTACTGTAAGAAATCTTACAGTACAAAATTATGTATTGGAAATCAATAAGATAACTGATCTTAAAAAATACGGCATGGCTTACCGAAGAGGGAAGGGAGAAGGGCAGAAATGGTATGTCAATCCGTATTTTTTTGTTATGGTAGCATTGGAGTTGGATCCAGAAATATATGCCAAGGTGATAATATGGCTACATGATGGATTTATAGAGGACAGGAATGCCGCCGGAGAAGCTTATATCAAAATGAGTTCATCTGTAGCTAGATTGGTTAATGATAAGAGTCAGTTGTCTGATAGGATATCAAGAGTTGCTAAAGCTATTAATTTTATAGTGTTTAATAAACATGAGAGTGGGATAAGAAATATGGCCACAAAGAATCAGTTGAATGATATAGTGGCTATAGAGAATGTTATTACCGGCATTATAGATGGGGGCTTTATAGATACTTATGATAAGCTTATAGACTATCTTGGACATGAATGGAAGAAGAAATGGGGTAATCCTGTTGCGGCTTTAAAATATTAGTATTAAAGAGACTCATCGTTATATAAATGGTGAGTCTCCGTTTTTTTAGATTATCTTTGTGTCAGAACGAAATTAATTAGACATGAGCAAGTATGTAATCAAGAGGAAGATACCTAAATATCAAGAGGCCGGGGAAGTTGGGTCGTATATGCTTGGTAATATGGATGGCATACAGGGGTTAGGTATAGAACCTTTGGTAAATACCAACCAAGGATTACCTGCGTCGGTCAATCCGCCAGGGATATATTCTATGGATACCCCGGATCGGTTAAGGAATAAATATGATACCGCTTTCGATCAGAAGGATATATTTCCGTCTAGCTTCAAGGGTAGTTTGCAACGTATAGCTGAGAATTATCAGGACAATGGTATTACGCTTAATAACATAACTGTTAATGATGTTGATAAGTCTAAGACCGGTTCAGGCGAGACGGATGTTTTTGATTTTACCACCATACCTTATTATGGCGCTGATGATATAGGATCTAGGTTTACCCAGATGGGTCGTGGTATAGGGCGTATGAGAAGCGAGGGATACGATGATTTATCCACCGGGGTTAAGACAGCTAATGTCGTGGGTACTGTAATGTCAGGCATCGGCGGCGTCTTAGGGTTGGCAAGGAATGTATTCTCAGGGATGGCGTCAGAGCAAGGCACTCGTACTAATGTCAGATTGGCTCAGGAGCGTGAGGCCAGACAAAGAAGGCAATCCCAGATGCAGTACAAGGATGGTGGGGGTGTTTATCTAGGGCCTAATAATAGATTCGATAGCGGTAGCCTTACCGGTGAGTATCTATATCCGTTACCTAAGTCGATGGAAGATCAAGCCAACGTAGAGGTCGAGAAGGGCGAGTACGTGGAGCAGCCCGGAGAGGCGCCAATGGAGGCTATGGGGCAGAAGCACGCCGATGGTGGAACCCCCGTTTCCTTGGAGGAAGGTACGAAGGTTATTACCGATGATACTACCATAGAGCCGGATTTCGCTAAATACATCAGAGATACGTATGGGATCAAAGCCACGCCTAAGGATACGTATGCTACGTTAATGGACAGGTATAAGGCTAAGATCGGTCTTAAATCGGTTTACGATGATCAGAAAAAGGCGCTGGAGAAGCTGAAGAAAAACGATAAGATAGATGACGAGAATACAAGGCGTTTAAACGCCTCCGTATTATCTAAGGCTATAAATGATAGTAACGATACCGTTAATGGCTTAGAGGGAAGGTTTACGGACTTCGCTAATGTCATATACAAGGAGCAGGAAGACCGGAAGATGAAGAAGGATGAGGATACGTATTTCGCCAAGGGAGGTGAGATAGATAACATCATATCCAGATCCATGAAAGAATACGGTCTTACGGAGGAGGATATAGCTGAGGCTAAGAAAGAGCTGCTTAAGAAAGTGGCTGGTATTCGCCAGAAGATGGAGATAGGAGGCACGTCTTTGTTCGGTCGTAAATTAACTTTCCGCCCGATCGAGAATAGGTTCAACAATGATCCTAACTATTTCGGTTATCAGCGCCAAGGAACTGATGGCTCTTATGGAGGTATTAATACGGATGAGAGGTTGAATTATTATAAGACATTCAATCCGGTCGCTTACGATGCTTATATGGGAGCTTCAGAGGGCACTAGGGCTAGGGCGTTGCAAGACGCTATCTACGGTCAGACAAGTAGCTGGATGGGCTTGGCTACGGCTGAGAACCCGATCATCGCCAACGCCGAGGCGCTTCGGGATTACACGACGCTCGTTTCCTTTGGCGGTGAGGATAGTCAAGGTAATTACCCTGAAGACAAGAAAGCCGCATATCATGATAGGATGAGAGACAATAAATTAGGTTTGTTTACCACATCTCGCCCTATGATCGGTCTAGACGTTGTTACAGAGGAACAGCATAAGGCTCTTAACGACGCTGGTATCACTCATTTCAGTCAACTGTTTTCTGACAAGAATAAAGATATCGTTAATAAGATCCTTGGCGAGGATATGCTTAAGATGCAGGCATTGAGATCCATGAAAGGCATGGAAGGTCTTGATTTTATACTTGACCCTCATAAGGTGGCTCCCGGTCCTATGGATATAGGTGATGTGGAGGATCCTGATGTTAAAATGGATACGCCTGAGCTGATTGATCCCAATACACTTCCTAAGACCGACACAAGTGCCGGTAAGTCGAACGGCGGCAATGGAGGCAGGAATATAGTAGGTGGTGGTCTTGACTTTCCTGAGGTGTTCAGGATGACTCCGGGAGCCGTGACAACGGAAGGTCTGGAAAGACATTACGCTCCTACCGTGGATCCGGTGTTGAGATCGGCTGATCAGTATATGGTTGAGGCTAATCGTGCTTTCCAATCACAATTGGATCAGATGGGTAATGTCCCGGATTCCCAGAGAGGGGCTTTATCTTCCAATTTACAGGCTATCATGAGTTCCAATATAGGTAAGTATATAAATGAGGTAGAACAAGGGAATGTGGCTCAAAGGACTTGGGCTGATAATGTCAATTCTCAATCATGGGCGAATACTTACGACAAGAACATAGCCCAACGTCAAGCTTATCAACAACGGATATTGCAGGGATTGGCTATAAATGACGAGAACTGGGCTAGGTATTTCGATAGCGTCAATGATGAGATTCAGCAGAAGTGGAACACGGCTACGACCATGAATACATTAAGATCTATATTTGGGGATGTAAAGATCGGTCCCAATGGTCAGTTGATCGCAGACCCTCAAGGAGGTATATTAAGTTACAGGAGATTATATCCTGCTCAGGAAGTAACTAAAGGCAAGAAAGGATAAAGGATGGCTTCACAATATAGTATATTAAGGAATTACGGAAAGTACGTATCACCCTACAACATAGATGTCATGATGCAGGGTATGGGATACATGCAGCAGAAGATAGATACCAATCGGCAGGCTATAAACGAGTATGCTGATTATATTATCAATTCTGACATTATAAAACCTCAGGATAGGGAATATCTTCAGAATAGGTTAAATGGATTGATACAGGATGTGAATAACGTGTATCGTAAATCTAATTTGGCTTCTGATGGTATAGCCAGAAGTATACAGGCTCGTCTTGGAGAGGCTCTGGATACCCATGTGTTGAATGCCATTGCCGGCACTAGGGAGATCCGGTCGTTTAGTGAGAAGATGGAGGATATGAAATTGAATAATCCTAAGATGTATAGTCCTATAAACGAGGCTGAGGCTTTCGCCGATGCCGTGGCATGGATGAATGACGGTCAGGTAGGAACACGTCTTAATCCTATACATTATACTCCTTATACGGATTATCACGCTGAGGTTGATGAGAAGATGAAGAACTTCATCTCCCTTAATAAGGGAAAGAAAGTCAATGTGCCGGTGATTGATGCCAATGGTAACAGGACGGGGGAGATGCGTGAGATGTATATAGATGAAATGAGCTATGCTCAAGTCAGGGATATAGCCATGGCTTCCATATCAGAGAACGGCAAAGCTCAGATGCAACTAGAGGGTAGGTATATGGCTAGGACGAATCCTGACCTATTCAATGTCCAGAGTACCTCTGATTTCCTTAAAGGGTATATTGATGATTTTAGTGCCAAGGAAGAATCTATACGGGCAAAGCTAAAGGGCGTTGGCAATGATAAGGTCAAAAAGGCTAGGTTGGAGTCAGAGCTGGCGGATATCACCAAGCAGAAAAATGATTTCGTGGAGGAGGCTGAGGGCGTTATCGGCAGCAACTACAGTCCGGAGCGGGCCGGCATGTTCATGGTGAGGCAGCAGTTCCTTCGTGGCGTGGGGTTACGATGGTCTTATAATAACTCATACGAGACGCTTGGTGTTGATGATTATTATTTCAAGGCTAATCAACAGATGATGGAGAGGGCTAAGTTCAATGAGACAAAAAGGCATAATCTAGCCATGGAGAAATCCGCTTTGATAAGAGCTAGTAAATCAGGTAAATCGGAGAATGGAAATGGTGGAGGCGATGACATGACCGGTCCCACCGTGGTTACGAAGAGTGCCAATCTTGAAGATGTGAATATAAGCGATGAGTTTATGAATGGATTTATAGCCAATGAAAAGGCGGTGAATACAGGCATGGAGAATTTTGTAAAGTCTCTATCAGACGATGCCAAGAGGAAGATCGACGCATGGGCATCTGATCCTGAGAATAGTAATGTGGTCAAGGATATGGATAGGGATCAGGTTATCATGACTTATTTTAAGGCTAATGGCGGATCTACGAATACACTTCTTGATTATAATGGAAAGGATAGTTATATAAAGCTTCTTGGGTTAAATAACCAAAGGAATAAGTATAGTAAGATTAATGAGGGCTTCAATAAGGCTGAGAATACTGTTTTGGATGGTGTTGATGCTATAATTGAGAAAGAGGCTAGATCGTATGAAGGATCAGGTATAGATATTAGTTACGGATTTGGCACATTCAATCTTGGGGATATCAACAATAACGGTGATAAGGTTTTTGATATAGATGGCATAAACGATATAACATTAGACGATTGGGCTAAGCTATCTGCTTATAGTTCTTTGCTAAATGATAATATAAACGTTGTTAATAGTAATATTCAAGGGGAAGCGCCATACGTATCGGTAGATTCAGGTCAGTCAAGTATTATTATGGATCGTTTGAATGATCTTATGGGAACGTCTTTGTCGCTTGATGATATTGAATCTATAATGTCTCTTGCCGTATCTGGGGCTAACAAGAATAGGCATATCGAGGAAATAAAAGACAGGTTTGCTGGGGATAATAGAGCGATCGCTGTCGCTACCGCTATATATGACGAAGCGCATAAGGAAAGAAATGATTTATTAAGGCATAAATGGAGCCGTGGAGATTTGGGTAGGTTAAATGATGACGCAAAGCGTGCTGGCGAGGATTATTTAAGGCAATATCGTCATGAGTACGCCGAGCGTGAGTATATCTTTTCCGGTGATTATCCGTCTAAAAGCAAAGCAGAGTATGATTATATAAAGATTAGTGACCTATTTACCCGTGGTGGTGGTTTTATTCCTAAGGATAAGGATAATGCCAATACGAAGATAACGTTTACCATATCCCCTATAGGTGATGGTAAGTATCAGATCATTGGCAATAATGGAGGTGATGGTAGATCCGTTATTGAGGTAAGCGAGGCTGATCTGGCTGCCAATGACCTTGCTTTCTATAAAGAGGATGTAAATATTCCATCCGAGACCTACGACTCTGGTGTTGTATCTATATCGTTCGCTAATTCAAGTGATAACGCTTATGGGAAGATGGCTAAGTCATTGCAGGTGGCTCCATTCGCTTACGCCAGCGGGGCCAAAGATATGACAATGCCTTATATAGATATGTTTACGAATATAAATGACGGTAATATCAGGAAGAATCAGATGATGATCGCTACCGACGTGTTGTTTGATAACGCTTCCATGTACGAGTTAAGGGCTTCAGGATATAAGTACAATAATGGATCTTCTGGCATAAATGTGGATATATATGGTAAGGGGAAAGCCAGTAAGGGAGATACCCCGTTGTATTCTATAGACCTAGATGGCGTAGCTTACGCTGACGAAGTAGCCAGAAAGATTGATTTTTGTCCTCAGTATTATTTGACTATGGCATGGCAGCAGATACTTAGCAAGGAGAATGAGGTGTATTGGAGGAGCGAGGGAAGATCTACTACTGATGATTTCGAGAGCTTCATCTCGCCTATAGCTGATATGATTGATCAGGAGATAAGAAACAGGAATAACGGAAATAGTGGAAATAATGGAAACAATGGAAATCTATAATAATACCTCTAACGGGAAGGATCTTGCCGAGAAGTACAGATATCCTACCATGAACGTAGATAATATAAAGGCTATTGGCGCAGATTCATATAGTATACCGGATCGTGACATGCCTCCGGTATTGGATCCGTATTCCGCTTCCGAGAGATCAAAGTCCCAGATACCATCATTGTCGGAGAGGATCAAGAATACTGTTAAGACAAATTATTATGATGATATGAAACATATGTCCCCATTAGGATATATGGCTTCTGATCAAAGCTATAAGGGCAGGTTTAATCTTACTGGTCCGGAGATATCGTTGGAGGATTCAAGGTATCGACTTAGTAGCGGTACTTGGATACCTAAATACGAGTCTTATATCCCCGGTGTAGATAACGACACGCGTTTATCTAGGAGTCAAGGTGGGACTGAGAAATGGATGAGAGGTTTGGGGAAATTTGTAGGTAAAGCCGCTTTGTATGGATTAGGTGGTGTTATTCAGCCTTTTTATGGTATTTACGCCGGTGTATCCAGAGGTAATTTTAACGCTGTTTTTGATAACGATTTCACGAGATGGTTGGATGATCAGGACAAGAAGATGGATTACGGTCTTGCTCATTATTACAATCGTGAGGAGCGGGATATGAATTTCCTTCAAGGCATGACTACGGCTAATTTCTGGTCTAACGATTTTTTATCCGGTCTTGCTTTTACCGCTGGAGCCATGTTATCGTCAGCCGTATATTCCGGCGCTGGATTGATGAACTTAGCTCGTACGGGAGCTAGGGCGGGTGTGGCTTTGGCTAGGATAGGCAAAGCGGCTTCGGATACCAAGAAAGCGTTCGGTGTCTACCTTAGGGCCGCCCGTACGGGACGGAGGATAGGCAAGGGACTGGACACCCTCGCTTTCCTTGGCACATCTACCTCGTGGGAGGCGTCTGTCGAGGCCAGAAGCATGCTGATGGAGGCTGAGGAGAATTTCAGGCAGTCTTACCGTAACGCTTATGGAAGGGAAGTCCCATATGAGGAGCTTATGAAGTTCAGGGCTGACAATGCCAATGCCGCTAATGCCGTATTTGCCGCCAACGTCGGCATATTGTCATTATCCAATATAGCTATGTTCGGCGATATGTTCGGCATGGATCTTGGTGTGGATAAGTTCATAAAACGCAATATATTTGGCGTAGGTGCCGAGAGGATGGATAACGGTACGTTAAGAGCCATAACACCAAAGAAATGGCAGAAGGTAGCCGGAAATACGTTCAATATCATCAAGCGCCCAGTGTCAGAGGGTCTGTATGAGGAAGGTCTTCAGGGAGTGGCTAGTAAGTCCGCCAAGGATTGGGTAGAATCAAGATACAATCCTATGGCTATCCGGCAGAATATAGGCTATATGGAGGCTATAAAGAATGGGTTCAAGGAGACGTACGGGTCTAGCCGAGGATGGAAGGAGATCGGTATCGGTATGATTATCGGATCGATTATGGGTGGAAAGACTATTGGGGGTATAAAGGAATGGAGCCAAGACATGTCCCGGAACAAGGGGATGGTGGAGGCCTACAACGCCAATGCCGGCGCCTTGACCACCGCCGCTGTCCGTGCTATTCGTGGCAGTATGGCTCTTAACGCTCAATTATCTGGTGTAGACACATCGTACGAGAGTGATGGTAGGATCATAAATAAGGATTTTAGTGACGCCGTATTCAATCGTCTCCGTTATGATTCGGAGATGGGGATGTTGGATGATACCAAGGAGAATTTCAGGACGGTAGTCGAATCTATACCTAACAGCGATATAGCCTCCGATATGAATATGACAGATGAGCAGGTAAATGAGTATAAGTCCAACCTTATCAGTGAGTTTAATAAGAAGGTAGATAATTTTACCATGGCCAATAGGTTCGCCGACTCCCTTACCGATGGTATATCCAATAGGTCGTTTAACGCCTATATCTCCAATATGGTTTATAATGGCCTTGAGGCGAAGGATAATTTGAACGATATTGCCAATCAGTTAAGAAGGATATACAATACGGATATAGGCCCCGCTCTTGATATATATTCTCGTCTTAATCCTGATTCGAGCAGGGATCTTGAAGAACTCAGGAAGCTTACGGATGATATACAGAGGATGGAGAAGAATATCTTGAGGCTTCAACAAAGTGTCGCGTCGAAGGACGCTCTTGAATCTGATAAGGCTAAGTTGGTCAAGGAGAATGATAGGCTTCTTAAATTAACAGAGGATAGGATCGCATTGGAGAGGAAATTAACTACGTTAATTAACTCAGAGGCTGATATATCTAAGTTGTTCTTAAATAGAAATGATTCAAGGATCAGTGCCGCTGATCTTATGGCGGCTTATGATACTATAGCTGATTTTGAGAACGTCGTATCTATCCGTGGGGTTGATAATTATAAGGAGGCTATGGCATTGCTTAGTGAGTATCGTCATAATCTTGTGGCTTATAAGAATATAAACGAGTCTCTTCGTCGTATGCGTGACAGAAGATTCATCCGGGCGCAGGAGCGCGGGTTCATGAAGATATTATCGAACGTATGGGGTAAGACTTATGAGGAGGATGATAGCAAGTATGATTTCAGGAATACTGATAATCCTGATGCCAATGATCTTTACGCCAACGACCAAGCTATAGACAAGGCTTACCAAGATGGTCTTATAGGGGAGGATGAGGCATTTATGTTCAAGACATATAATCATATGATAGCCAGATCTATGGAGAACGAGATTAAGACCGATGAAGGTAATATAGTCGAGAGGGTTCCTGATGATGAGGATATCATAAATCCTTCTGACGATAGAATCAATAATATAGCTATAAAGATATGGAACGGTAATGAGGATGTCTTATCTCCTAGGGAGAGACAGATATATGATAATAACAAGCCTCGTGTCGATAGTCTAGTTAACGGGTTTGGGGATAATCCTATTTCAAGGATCAATAAGGCTAGATCGATAATAGATAGATTGAAGATCCATGATAATATTTATGATAATATCAGGGACGCTGTTGATGATATTGTAGATATGAATATCAATGGTCTTGATCAGGATCAGATCAAAGAAGCTATAAAGACTTATAATGATCTTATGAATGAGGCTGACAATGGCAATGAGATTGATCAGGATAAGCTTAATGAGGCTATTGATATTATCAATAATTATTCCGATGGGCCTCTTCTTCAATTCGTGGAATGGATGAGGTTGTATGATAACGGAAGTATAGCTGTCAAGGATTACGATAAATCCATACCTATGGGTGATGTCCTCACAGAGAGCGAACCCGGGACATCCACCGGCAGGACGGAAGTTAACGCCGCCCAGAATCCGGTGGTGTTGATGGCCCAGAAGAGAGAGATCGGTGGGGTTATGTATTATGAAGTTGGCGGAATGAGACTTGACAGGTTTATGGACAGTCTTGGGCTTAAAAGATCTGATGCCACTGATACTGATAATGGAAGGGTGATGGATTTCACCAACGGAACCGACATATTTACTGTTATAGAGTCAGATAACCACTCAAGATGGATGATTAGCGAGGATGACGCTCAGGCTTTCGAGAACGCTACCGGTGTCATATTGGGGCGGCAAACCGCCTTGTCGACCTCCAACTGGTTCATGGTGTATCGCAAGGGGCAGGATGGATCTATTGTCCCTTATTATACGGGTGATACGTTTGGATCTAACAACGAGTCGGTGAATCAGGAAGCCGTAGCTAATCTCCGTAAGGATAATATCGTAAGGTTTAAGATGGATATGTCAGATCCATACACCAAGGGACTGTATGATAAATACAATAGACTTAACGCCGTTGATCCTAATTCTGATGAGACTAAGTCGGCTTACGGAGAGCTGGTTGATAATATGGTTATTAAGATCGTGGATAGCGATGGCAATTTCGTCTCGGTACTGAAAGCCAATGACCCGGACTCAAAAGGAAGTAACGCTGATTTAAGGAGTATGGCCTTTGGGTTGTATAGGGATAATGTAGGATCTGTCGCTGGCGAGATTGATATACCGTTCGTAGGCACAGTTACCAGTGTTTTGCCGGGAAGACCTAATTTTAGCATAAGTGATGATAATGGTACGTTGATGGTATCCGAAAATGACTTTACCAATGAGACGGTTGGTAAGGTCGAGAGCGTAGGATATATAGAGAACGGGGAGGTTACGATGAAGGATAATATTAGGTATAACATATTCCCGTTCTGTACGGCTATCGTTAGGGACAAGTATGGTAATTATAAAAATTCGCGTATCCCGGTTGTAGCTATAAAGACAGGAAATGGAAGAAATTACCTGTACCCCGTAAGATTGAAAAATCAGGATATATCATCATTCTCATCCATGATCGGATCGATGGCTGATAGGATTATGGAAGGTCTAGGCGGAGGCGTAAGTATTGATGATATAATGGATCTTAATAACGCTATAGCCAGATCCGGGTTGGATAATAAGACATATATGATTCCGTTGACGGGAGACGTGGATGTTATCAAGAAACGGCTAGGGGCTGTCAAGGAAGCGGCTAGTAAGATGCCTATGACTACTGACGTAAGAGGGTGGATAGGCGATTCCAGGACTAAGGAGGATATTTTGATGAATGACGTTACGATCAACATCGATCTTAATAACGATCCTTTCATAGCCCCTAAGTTCAGGATGAGTATCAGGAGGGATGAGACGTTCTTCGAGGAGGTTGCGACCCCGTTCGGCAGCCCGTCTGACCTCCAATCGGGGTCCGCCTCGCCCGCGAAGGCTGCTGAGGATAGGTCTTTGGTTTCCGACGGTAACGTAGTATCCGGAGAAAACGAGGCGGAAAATCCTTGCTAAATTAAATATCTTGACTTATCTTTGCGGCGTCAGTCCATCACCTGACGAGTAAGATATTTAAAAGTTGGTCCCTGTCGGGTGTGTGATGGCCCCGGTGGGGACTCTTTATATTATGCAATTAGATGCTTTTTTACACCGGAAAATTATGCAAGACCTACGCATCCAGCGAGTAAAGGTCTTGATGATGTTATACACCAGTAACTATTTTGTCGATGTCAGACAAAAGCAGTTGCTTGATCATACATACGCATTAAGCAGGGATCAGGCTTTTGACTATATGACTGAGTTCAATAAAAGGCTTAGTGATAAGGTTGGTATAAAATGTACGATGGATATCCTTCTACCTACCGATGATGATAATGCTAACATCATAATCGAGCACAATGGAATCATCAAGAAGCTGATGAGAGAGGCCGAGAAACTGGAACTTGATACCGATGCTATCAAAGCCATGATGCGTGATCTTCTTAATGAGTTGAAGGATGATATTGATCTTAATATCCTGATATTTGACGTAAGCCAGTTGCTTATAAAATACAATCTATTTAGGTTGGAGGCTATAACCGAGCAGGAGTTCAAGGGCTCTTTTGTCAGAATGGATAGCGGGAATATGGAGATAAAGAAACTAACTTTATCTGATATCAAGAAGGTGGTGATGATGATGGAGGATAGGTATGATTATGCATTGTATATGACAGAGGAATATAATTGATTACATTTTTTGTAAAAATATATCCTGTTTGTTTGTAGTTTCAAAATAAGGTCTTATATTTGCGGTGTCTATCCGTTGCTAGACCAGAAGAAGATATTAACTCGCCTAGACGTAGGCGATAGATGAGAGTCATCAGTGGAGTAACGGACGCTGGTGGCTCTCGTTGTTTTTATATTATGAGTGAATTATCTGAGATTTTTAGTTATGATGGAAATGAGGTGACTTTTAAGACGATCAATGGAACGACTTATATTAATGCCACAGAGATGGCTAAACACTTCAATAGAAGACCAAATGATTATTTATCGCTAACATCTGCAAATGAGCTGGTTAGTGCAATTACCAGAAAAACTGGTAAATCTGAAAATCAGTTAGTTATAAAGAAGACTGGAATGCCAGCTTTTGGAGGTGGAGTATGGCTGCATGAAGATATAGCTATAGATTTTGCTCAATGGCTTAGTATAGATTTTAAGTTATGGTGTGCAGACAAGATAAAGGAACTTCTATTGAAAGGGCATACATCAATAAATAGGAATAACTCTGATATAAGCAGAAACGATCTTCCATCTGATTATATAGAGGCATTAGAGGCGTTACTTAAATCTGAAAAGGAGAAAAAGGCATTAGCTGAGGCGAAGAAAGCTGCAGAGGAAGCCAAAAGGATATCTGATAATATTATCAAAGAACAGGCTCCTATGGTTGAGTTCGCTAAGACAGCCGAAATAGCCCAAGAGACAGATATGTTGATCAGAGAGGTTCGGGAGAAGTTGGAGGCTCATGGTTATGATATAGCGGAGAAGAATCTTCGTATATTGCTTGAGGATAATAAGTTCTTCGCTAAGACCGGTAAGAGGTGGTTGCTTTCCCAAAGGATGATAGATCGTGGTTATGCTCGTTACAGATATCGTGATGACGATGAGTTTTATGGAACTAACACTGTTTATGTAACTCCTAAGGGATTCCAGTGGATCGTGTCTAAGATATCTAGGGAATGGATGCCTAGGTTCTTGGAATTAAAAGGCAGGGTTCTCAGTAGATCAGATAAGGATATTTTCGCTAAACGATAAACTCCATTTTTTATAATTTAGGATTGAGTTTTTGCCTGTCCGTGAGGATCGGCAAAAAGATTTGTACTTTTCGGAGAAACATAAGGTTTGTTATTATTGTTATTTGGCTCCCGTCCGCTCGTGAGAGTAGGCGGGATTTTTTTATATCTTTGTGTCAAAATGATTTAGCAATGGGAAGATCTTGTTATGTGATAAAAAATAAGGAGGGTGGGGTAGATAATGTCCTTGCCCCTAACAACCAACCATCCGGATTATACCAAAGGGCGATGGAGGTGCTGGGCGACCAGAAGCAGGCCTTATCGGTCTGGGGTACGGCCTACTCCCCCGACTTCGTGTCTTTCTTTGGCGATTGGATGTCCATGCCATCGGAATATGACCTAGATAGTAACGGGGAACCTAGGTATGATGATGTCATGTCCTTTATCAAGCGGAAGAACTATTTCGCTGGCAATTTCATGGCCGATGAGGTTAAGGATATCAATAACACCCTTACTTCCTTGGGAGTCGATAATATCAACGATCTTAATGATATGATCATATCCAATTTCCTCTCCGGTGGTGATATATTTCTCAATAGGTACAATCTTGAGCGATCCGGGATGTATGACGCCGATGAGATTGATAATATCATGACCAACCGATCGGCGTATGAGCGGGTAAGGGATATGATGAGGAGGGTTGTCGATTTTATGTCTGACGGGGATCTTAATGAGAAGGATATGCATTTCCTATCCTCCGAGTCAGGTCTTGGTGATGATTATATGATATATGAGGATACATATGACTCGTTAGGGAAGAGAAAGGTCTTGAATCCAATGGAGGTAAGGGATACGATCATGAGGGCGGTAGGCGGTATCAGTGACCGCCGGGAGTTCGATCAGGCTTTCGCCTCCATCCCATACCCTTCCTTGGCACTCCGGTATCAGGAGGATCAGGATTACGCAGATCGGATGTATGACACGTATCGTAATATGACCCGTATGGAGGTTCGGAGTCAAGACGGAAATACGATTACCGACTCGTACTTCAATAGTACCACACCGTATATCAGTATGCCTAAGGATATGAAGGGTCTAAGGGATAAGGTTGGGGAGATAATCGATATGGATGATTTTAAGGACATCAAGGACGTTGCCGGACGTCTGTATGGCATAGCCATGGATCTTGCCGACATGGGCGTGGATATAAGCGATGCGATCAGCGATGAGATGGTTATATCCAGACCGGAGGATATCCGTGATCTTATGGCATCGCTGGATGTCATGTTATCTTCCATACAGGCCGGCAATCTGGTATACGATAGCTTTATCTCCGATCTTGATAGGATAACAGGAAAAGGGAACCCGATATACGAGGTTAAGGATACTTATTCTACTGGGGATAGGATGGTGTATGTAAGGTCCGGGAATACATCTCCTTCCGATATGTATGATAGGAGCATGTTGTATATGGGTAGGAATACGTACCATAACACGGCCCCGATAACCGACACCGATCAGGCCTATGAGATGTTGGCCGATATCGGGATAGAGCGGCCCTCGTACTTGCCGGCTGGCGTGGTTCCCGCCGGGGCTTCCCGTTCTGATATTGGTGTGGTCAAGGATAACATAAAGAAGCTAGTTATGTCCAACATCTCATCCTCGAATACCGAGAACATGATCCTTACCAGATTAATATACCAACATCCCGTGACTCCTGAGATGGATGATGTCGATATTGATCGAGAGTTCAGGAGATACGAGGCTAGGCAGGGAAAGGATCGGGATTTTATCAAATCCTGTACCTCGTTGAGGAAGATCCAGATCAAGGAAAGGTTAAAAAAATCGGATTTATATAATAATGTCTTACGTTTCCTTGATTTTAATGGATTTTATAATATATCTTTGAACCACCATGACAGAGGTACGTTAAAAAGCATGGAGATGTCGTTGCCGGAAGGTCAGGTAAGGGATCTTCTGTTTGACGTGGCTATCGAGTCCGGTGACAGTAGCATGAGAAACCTTTTCTATCTGGATGGTCAGGATAGGATGATGGATGTCGGGTTTTACAGGTATCTGTACCAAAGGAATCCGGGCCTGCTCCGGGAGGTCAACGGCGGCGTCGAGGTGAGACCGGACGGTTTGTTCTTGGCTCGTGGGAGGTATGATGATTTCGTGTCATTCCAATCCGGTTTATATGAGAAGGTAGGTGAGACGGTTGATGGTGCGATATACAGGTTCGTTGATGATCTTATATACTCCGATCCATCATCATATCAAGAAAACATGGTACGAAGGATGGGTGACGTTACGGTAAGGAGTGACGATAACCGCCTGTCAAGGATAGAGGATAATCCCTCATCCAGTAAGATAGTTAATGAATACACTGCTAATACAAATAAGTTGATGCGAGATTTTTCGTGTAGTTAATCTCTCTTTGACGTCGTGAGACGTTTTCTTTCGAGCATTGAAACATTGGATTTTATAGATTTGCGATGAATCCGGGTCGTAGTGATACGCTCCGGATTTTTTTGTCTTATATCGGTTCTTATTAATCCCATTTACAAGACATTAAGTACTTTGATGATGACACATATCACGATCTTAGGGCTGTTAATTTTTGAACTTTGTAACGCCCGCCATCAGGTGGGGTTATTATTAATTCAAAAATAAATAGACATGGGTACAAGTGGAGACAAAATCGTGCTGTTAGACGGCATGGGTTCCGGGAGCGGTAGCGCCGCTAATGGTTTATTATCTATGATTCCGGGTATGTTTACCAGCCTTTTTGGGTGGTAATAAGATGGATCCGAATTTAGTCGCTGCGTTGATGAACGGTCGTAACAACCAAGACCAGTTCGGAGGGGCTAACGGTTGGTGGTTGTGGATCATTGTCCTGTTCTGGTTATGGGGCGGACGTGGTTTCGGAAATGGTTTTGGTGGTAATGGAAATGATTGTTGCGCTAACGGTCTTCCGGCTCAATTGAACAACGACTATGGCCGTGAGCTACTGATGCAGGCTATCCAAGGTAACAGAAGCGCTATTGATCAGATCTCTAACGCCCTTAACTGTTCTACCTCTCAATTACAAAACGCTATCTGTAATGTACAAGGCGCTATTGATAAGGTGGCTGGTCAGGTAGGTATGACATCTCAAGCCGTTATCAACGCCGTACAGCAACAAGGATGTGAGATCGGTAACCAAATTAGCTCTTGCTGCTGCAATTTGCAAAGCGCTATGGCTAGTGGTTTCAATAGCGTTCAACATTCCTTGGATACGATGGGTTGCAATATCCAGAACGCTATCACACGTCAAGGGTATGAGAATCAGTTGGCTATCACCGGTCAGACGAACGTATTGCAGAACAATTTGACTAACGGCTTCAATAACGTTATTCAATCCAATCAAGCCCAGACGCAAGTGTTAGCCGCTAAGATAGATGCCCAAACGCAGATTATCAATGACAAGTTCTGTCAACTTGAGATGCGTGAGATGCAGAATACTATCCAACAGCTTCGTGAGGAGAAACAGGCTTTGGCTACTTCCGCCATCACCCAACAACAGACACGGAACATCGTTAGCCAGTTAGCTCCAAAGGCTCCGATTCCGGCTTACGTCGTACAGAACCCGGGCTGCTGCTATGCTCCTACCGTAAGGGTGGCTAACGAATATGGATGCGCTTGCGGCACTACTAACGCCGTATTATAAGAAAGGGGGACAATATGGCTGATTTCAGAGGATATATGATCGGCTCATTCGCCTCCTACCGTCTTGATAGGGGAGGTATCTCGGTAGTAGCCACTACTGGAAAGGTATCTGACGCTTCTGCGGCCGAACCTACGGTTGATTTTGGCATCAATCCGTGTCAGTGGAACTCACTGCCTCCAGAGGGGATATTGTTATGGAAAGTCCGTCATCCGGTAACGGAGACTGAGGCTGATTATCCGGCCACGATCGTCCTCCCGTCCGGCTTATCCACCACCACCCCTGTTGCGGTATCCAACGCCGGGGTTATCGTCAACAAGACACCTATAGTGGATAAGGTTGGGGCGCATATGACAGGGCAGGATATTACGACTCCCGTGGCATCTGGTGACCCTGTAGTAGGGGCTTACACCGAGCATCTCGTGTATTACAACAAATGCACCGGCGTGTTCAGGATGTTAGGTCATACGGCTACGGCCCCTAGCGCGTGAATTTACTAAGAAAGAATAGGGAGGGTAACCTCCCTCCCATTAAAAAAAGATCGTTATTATGTTTAAGGATTTAAAGAAAGGATATCAGGTTTATACGTTGGACACCTCAGGGGTTCCTAAATTCTTTATGGGTACGGTGGTTAACGTCTCGGAACCTAGGTTCGCCCAATCCCAGCTAGGTCAGTACCAGCAGCTGCAAGATCGGGTTATGGACCTTACTATAGAGGTGGACGGGAAGTCTATGACATACGTAGTTCCAGAGAATCAGAACGTGGCTATGGCCAACGGCATTACGCTAGCCTGCTCCGTGGATCCGATAATGAACCACCTGAACGCCATGAAACGAACCAGTACGGATATCGTGAATAGCGTGGATAAGAATAAGGAGATCATAGAGGCATGCGACAGTATCTTGGAAGATATCAATCCCACTTTTAAGCAGACTAAGGATCAAGACCGAAAGATTAAGAATCTTGAGGAGAAGGTCGATAGGATGGGGTCTTCTTTCGATGAGTTAAAAGAGTTGTTAATTAAAAAATTAGGTTAATATGAGAGTTATAGATTTAGGCAATGGCCAAGAGGAATATGATGATGAGATCTATGATCGAAGAGGCGGTAGAGGACGCTCCCGTCGTTCTGACGGCACGTACATGGGTTATGATGGCGGGGTATATGACCATTATGGCAAGGATCGTGACGGGATGATGGAGGAGCTGGAGCGTCGTGAGCGTAATCTTGAGAGACGTGAGAGGGAGCTGGAACGTAACGAGCGGGAGCTTGAGAAACGTCAAAAGCACCATGAGCGGGAGGACGAGATGTATCGCAAGGGCTGGTTCGGCGAGCGTGAGATCCGTGACGAGTACGATAGCATGGATCCTTACATGCGTAGAGGTCGTAGAAGTCGTTACTACTGAGGAGCAGACGCTGATGACCCGGATTATAAGCGGTACATAGACACCCATGGATATCACTTTTCCAAGGAGTTGGCTAGGGAAGCCGCCGACAAGATGCTTAACGCTGACGGATCCAAGAGAAGATGGACGATGGAGGACGCTAAGCAGATGTTCGATAAATGCGGGGCCAAGAAACCTGATAACGCCACTTGGGGAGATATCCAATACCTGTTCGCTATGTTCTATAGCGACTACTTTCCTAAGGTATTGGATTGCGACCAGAAAATAGTCAAGGCTGTCTTGGCTTATCTGGAAGACCCTGACGCCCCGGAAGGGACGGCGTTCGTAAGGTATCTGGCGGTGCGGTGCTTCGTCGGTGACACAATCAAATGGAGTGATATGATTTAGGTTTGATACAACGTTGGAGAACCCTGTCGGCAATAGAATACCGATAGGGTTTCTTTTTGATCGTAGCCTTATTATGATTACATTTGTTCGAGGTAGATCTTTTGTTCATAGGAAGGGTGGGCGGGAATGAAAAAAGGCATCCTCGCGGACACCCTTCCCCTTTGGTTGAAAATCACTTAAAACATTATGAGTTACTACACCGCAAATATAGATAATTAAATACAAACTGCAATGGGTAAGGGGTATTATTGGATAGAGCCAGTGGATCAGACGTTAAATGATTTCCAGTTTTATAAGGCACGTATCGTAGGCGATCCTGAATATGACGAGAGACATCATCGAGTTATATTGAGAACTGATAAGTATTTCCCTGTTGGAAGTATCTTCCATGTCTTAAAAGACCCAGAGATGTTTGTTATAGATAGGAAGTTTAAGACATGGGGGAATAAGTATGTCGTTAAGCCTTGTGAGGGTGAATGGGAATGGGAGTCTGTCCAGAAACTTAAAGACAAGGCTATTATATTCCGTAGCGGATTCCTGCACGGGGACGGCAGTTTTTGACACTTACCCGTATCTCCCCCCCCCTCGATTTCTTGGTATTTATGTATATAACTATATTTGAGCAAAAAATAAGTTTGATATGGAAGATTTTCAAGGTAAATACAATGGTAAGCAGATAGATCAGCTTTTGGATAAGGCCAATGATATTGATCTTACCAAATATGCTCTTAAGACGGATAATGCCCCTACCGCCACGAAATTACAGGCGGCTAGGACCATAGCGCTGTCCGGGGCTGTTACCGGTAGTGTCTCATCGGACTTCGGAGACAACGTAACTATCTCCACGGCATTGGCCAATTTTGATGCCTCTAAGATCGCATCCGGAACCATCAGCATAGATAGGTTACCTAAGGCGGCTTTGGAGAGATTGGTCGTGGTAGCTAATGATGCGGCTAGATTCGCCCTTACCACCGCTACGGCTCAAAGTGGTGATACGGTAAAGGTCACGTCTACAGGTAAGATGTATCTGATAAAAGACGAGTCTAAATTGAACAGTGAGGATGGGTATGAGCCTTACACGGCCAGTCAGGCCTCCTCCGTGCCTTGGTCCGGGGTTACGGGCAAGCCAAGCACCTTCACCCCTCCGACATCCTCCGCTACCGTTCTTGGTGGTATTAAGGTGGGATATGCGACTTCGGGAAAGAATTATAAAGTTCAGGTAGATTCGTCCGGTAACGCTTTTGTTAATGTTCCATGGACAGATAATAACACCACGTATAATGAAGCCACGGCCGACACCTTAGGATTGGTTAAGATCGGCTATACTTCTAATGGAAAGAACTACGCTGTGCTATTGGCTAATGGCAAGATGTACGTCAATGTCCCTTGGACTGACAGTAACACGACTTATACCCAAGCTACAAGCGATAATCTGGGTCTTGTTAAGATCGGGTATTCAGCTAACGGAAAGAATTACCCGGTAGCTCTTGACGGAAATGGTAGGATGTATGTGAATGTTCCGTGGACGGATACCAACACGACATACACCAATATGGGAGCCGCTTCTGCCTCAGCGGCGGGAAAGGCGGGTTTGGTCCCCGCACCTGCCGCCGGAGCGCAAGCCAAGTATCTTCGTGGTGATGGGACATGGCAAACTCCTCCTAACACGACATACGCCGTAGCCAATGAGTCTACTGACGGTTTGATGGCGGCCGCCGATAAGAAGACCATGAACAGGCTTATAGGGGTTAATACGGTCACGACATTAGCTAACCTGCCTATTAGCAAGAGAAGTATCACGGCCACGTTATCATCCGCTACGACCTTATCCGTGGCTTCCGGCATGCAGGTAGGGGAGGAGTTGATGATCAGGTGCGTTCCCTCAGCGGCTTTCACCCAAGCGATACCCAACTCCGGGGATTATGTCAGCATGAGCGGAACTTCTATCACCACTACGGCTAACAAGCCTTTCGAGATAAATATCTGGTGTTACGCTTCAGGTAAGTATAGCATCGCCGTTAAAGAACAAGATTAATGATATAAGACATGAGCTACGTATATATAAACAGGGAAATATATCCCAATCAATTAGTTCAGGACGATCCGCTTGATGATAATTACGCTAAGGGCTATAGTTATGATGATTACATTAACGGGAATCCCGCCCCATGGATAGAGCTTGGGGAGGAGCAATTGGCGTTCAAGGAGGCTAATCCTAAAGCTACGGTTAAGGAGATTATCGAGGCTAAATTGGATGACTCAAGGCTTCTTAATGAGGAGAAATCGGCTAAGTATGAGGAGATCAGGACTTATGAGAATAATAATCTTCATGAGTTTTTCTTGGATGATCAAAATATCTATATCCCTGAATATGATAGGCGTAACGCTTTGGCTGATGGGGCTATAGCTGGTAAGATAACGATCATGGGTCTGAAGTTTGATATGACGGAAGGCAAGATCTTGATCGGGATGATGGATAAGTACGATAATGACCTGATGTCGGCGTTAGGAGCCAAACAGAGGGAAGTAAGCTTAGCCACTACCGTAGAGCAGGTGAGGGCTATTGACGCTCAGTCCGGCTATCCCGATAAGGTAAGTGTTACCACGGCGTACATCCAGCAACAGGCGAAGGGGAAGGACGCTTCTGATCCCCAGAAAGTAGCTGTCAAATTCTCTAGGATGGTAGTTAATAATAAGGCCATATCTTTATCTTCTAACGAGAAATTGGATATTAAGGTCCTATTCCCTATATGGGGACAAGAAGGGGCGGAGTTCGGGTTGTCGGTGGATGCCGGATTCTGCCTCAGGGTGGTTAAGGACGATACGGATATCCTTTATGAGGTTATTCAGTCACATACGTTGTCAGCGGAATGGGAACCCGGACTAAATACGGCTTCCTTATACAAGGTCATTGATAAGGAGCATGCCGGGACCATAGGGGATCCTATCCCGTATTTCCCTCCAATGGAGATATTCAAGGATAAATATTACATCCAGAACGCTGATGTATATAAGTGTACTAGGGATAGCGGAACTCCTCTTAGTCATAATCTAAAGGACTTAGTAGGGTTGTATGTTGAGGTTGTACAGGGCTAGTCGTATCTATCCCCCCCCTATATTTGGCTTGTGATATGATACAAGTTATTTTTGGCATGATAAAATGACATTTGTAAATATATTTAAGTATGGCATCACAAAAATTCAGTTTCGTAACCGTCGACCCGGTATCAGGATCAGGAGATCAGGCGGTTAATTTCTCCGGTGAGAAACACACCGGTCGTCTTCAACGCACTGCCAACCTTACGGTCACCACGAGCGGCGGGGCTAAGAAGGCGTTGGTAGTTAATCAGGCAGCGGCTGCTGAGGTGGTAAGATCAGACAGCCCTAACGCTTCCGTACAAAAGACAGGCGGTAATGTTACCATCACCGGTAAGTCTAACAGTACTAAGCTTAAGTTCGCGGTCGTGCCGGCTAAGGAGAACGGGCTTAGGTTACTGCTCCCGGTTAACTACACGGCGGCTGGAAAGACTACGGAGAACGGAGCGGTTATCGCCGACGATCCCGGAGCCGCTGGCGAGTTCGTTTGGAGCATCACGTTCTCGGGCGTATCGACCAACGCCACGGTCGAGGAACGGACAGCTACATTGAGTATAATTGCCGCTGGTGGCCAGATAGCCAACGTGACGGTAACGCAAGCCGCTGGAGACTCTACTATCGAGCTTGACAAGGGGACTATTAGCTTGGATGTAAATGGTACTCAACAGACGGTTAACGTAACATCTAATGACAGCTGGACATGGGCGCAAGTTGCGGCTAGAACCGTATCGAGAATGATGGAACGATAATCAGTTTCTTTTCGCTTACTCAGACCCCGATCGACTAAAGCCGGTTGGGGTTTATTTGTTTTGCTATCTTTGCAATAGAACAAAAAATAATACAACTATGGCTAATGATTTGAATATTAATTGGAAGGATGGGGTAGGCGAGGTAACGGACCAGCCTCTGACCGTCAGTCCGGGGTCCGGGGCCGGAAGCGCCCCCGTTTCCTTTGGCTCGGTGATGAACAACGGTCTTGATCGGACTCTTGAGCTGGAGATAACAACTCCAAAAGGTATTAAGAAGACGCTTACGGTGAATCAGGAGGGATGCCGGCAGGCTTATGTCACAAGCGACGGCAAACGATGGCTGACTAGCGACAATCGGGTGTATGGGGTTTTGAAAAGCGATGCTCCGTGCAAATGCACAGGTGATTGTCCTTGATATTTTGTTTTTACGAATTTTGTAATTACATTTGTGGCGCATGTCCATCACCATGCTTTTCGTCGCTAATTTATTATAAAGGGATACAGGTCTGTGATGGGATCGGTATCCCTCTATTTTTAATATGGAAAAGATAGATGTTTTCGATGTTCAGATTCCTGATGGGAGACAAATCGGTTGTATATCGTATAATAAGGTTGCTTATTTGATCTTGACGATATATGTAAGTTATGTTTTGACTCATACGACCTACATGATGTGGCTGACACTAAGGTCATGAGCGAGTTCTTGCGTCGTGATGGGAATCGTTATTGGACTACGATAGATGGCGTAAGGCAGTTGTATCGTAGGATTGAGTGTAAGATGTGTTTTGAGGTTGTAGAAAAATTAAGGGGTTTATGAGAGAGATGGAGTTTGATTTCGTGATATATCCGTTGAAGTTGATTATCACGGTTGGGTTGGATTATAAGACATTGTGTGATCGTTTCGAAAATATGGAGCCTGAACACGAGGGGAAATGGGGAGATGAGGATGATATGGACAAGGAGGCGTCTTTCGCGAATTTGGTAAGGGATAGGGATGATGGCGATAAATTCGCCATACTTTGGAATTTTTCGAGCGACGATGATTTAATAATGAGAAATATATGTCACGAGTCATTCCATATAGCAATGAGCGTATGTCAGTTTTGCAATATGTCTCTTGGTTTTAAGGTTGGAGAGGATGAACACGCGGCATATATAGCCGGCTTTGCTGGTGATTGCGTTAGTGAGTTCATCAATAGTAAGAATACGGATTAAGCCATAAATTATATAAGGAACACAAGAATATCAGCCTCCGCTTATTTGTGGGGGCTTTTTGTTTATCTTTGTCAAAAACATGAAGTTATGTCGAGTTGCGTAATTAAAAGGAATAAGGAAGGTAAGATAACCCGTGTCTTGACCCCTTCCGGAGAGGTATCCACCTTGTTTGATAAGATAGCGGGTATAGCCGCCGTAAGTGACCTTAATAAGGCCGCTGAAGCTTATATGACTATTTATAACGATAAGTTTAGGTCTAAGTTCGGTGACTGGACGAAGTCCGTACCAAGGAATAAGGAGGCCGCCAGATCCATAAGTGCCAGACTTAACGCTAGCGAGTGGGGGCGACTTATGTCAGCCAAGGTCCTGTCCGCCATAAGCGACATGGATGCCCCAGCGTTGGCCAGAAGCCTTGGGAATAGCGACAGTGTCGTGGCTTATCTTACCTCCGGAGAGGTAGGTGATGTCAATGATATGGCTGTGGTAGATACATCCACGGTACAGGAGGTGGATCTGGATTCCATAAACGAGGATAATATTGGCGATACGATACTGAAAGAGGCGTCATGGGATGATATAAGGGCTATCAGGGAGAATATAGACATTAAGGAGACAGCCCATATGTTATGGAAGGCCGTGGAAAGCGCTTTTACCGGGCAACGACCTAATATTAGGGTGAAGGGTGGAAATATAGATGGTGAGATTATATTCTCCGGCAATGTCTTGCCTTTAAATGATATTGAGAATTATACTCCTCCATCTTCAAGATTGGTATATGATTCCGGTGAGCCTCGCCTGTTCTTTAGATCGGATGACGGCAAGATACACGAATCTTACGCCAACGCCATAAAAGGATCGTCCGGTGGGCGGGTCGAGGCCGGGTTCTTGGCCGGCAGTGTCGAGGAGAGCGACGTCCCGTCCGGTACGGCTGATATCTCCTTTGGCTCTTCCTCCATAACCCTTAATAACAGTGGGTCATTCATCCCGGTCCTTGGTATTAGCTCAAACTCAGATGTAAGCACTCGTGGAGGGTTTGTTAATTACCTTATCAAGAAAGGTATGTTGAGTGGGGAACGTATAAGGCTAGGGGATAGATATTATCTTACTGGAGCCGGCAATTCTGATGGTCTTAAGATCTATAACGCTATGGATGCCTTCTCTAGTCTTAGAAATAGATTTGGAAGTCAGTCCTCCGAAATGAACGTATTGGGTTCTATAGGTTTTGATACGGAGGTAAGTAATGATCTTGATCTTATCACGACATCAGGGGAGAAGGTTACGGTAAGCAGATCGGAGATCAAGGGCATGTTAAGGCAAGGTAAGTTTGAGGAGCTTAACGATAAGTATGATGGGTTCATGGAGCTAGCCTTGTCGTTGATGATGGAGGATAACGCCTTGTACGGAAGTAATGTCCGTGGGGTTATTGAGAATGAGAAGGCGGAGGATCTCCAGAACAGGACTGATATCACCAACATCTTATCCACGTTAGGTATCCGGGTGATGGGTATGTCTGAGTATATGGATAAGTATAAGATGCGTAATGGTGTCGAGCCTTCGGCTAGGGCCTTATCCGATATGGCTAATGGGGTTATTGCCTTGGCTGAGGGAGCTACGGTAGAGGATCTTAATGAGGAGGTGGCTCACTTCTTGATCGATACTTATCGTAACCAGCAGGAGATTGACGAGGTTCTGGACTCTGTTGTCGGCACGCCATTATGGAATCAATTTGCCGGTCGTTACCATGAGGTGTATGGGAAGGAGTACCAAGGGGAGGAACTGGATCGGATGGTGAAGCGGGAGATCCTAGGCAAGACGTTGGCCCAGCGGTTCGTGCCGGGCATGGAACAGGCGGTGGAGGATCTGGCCTCGTCCGAGGACGCCCAGCTCTCCTTGTTTGGCAGGATAATCCGGGCTATAAGGAATTTCTTCTCTACCCAAAGATCAGACTTGAATAAGGTTCTTGATAGGATAAAGGAGTCGGCGTTAGCTGATGATCCAAGCGCATTTGACGTGCTTCTGTTAAAGGATAGCGACCATCTCATGTACTCATTATCGGATGTTGACGTGGCTAATAAGTTGATCAAGAACGGGATGTCATTGGAGAGGCTATACACTAGGTTACAGAGGATGAGGTCAAGCCAGAGCCAGAGGATCGGGGAAAGCATCTCCCTTCTACGTGATATAGGCGAGAAGGTAAGACAAGTCGGGGGTGAGCTAAATAAGAATAACAACCTATTATCCACCAAGAGCGTCATAGCGACCGCCAAGGCTGAGGTGGAGTATTTGGTCACTGTCGCCAGTAGCCTACGTAAGAGCGGAAAAGGATTGGATTATGAGACGATACAGGTTATCGATAACGTATATGGGGAGATAGTTCCTCTGATCAGGAACCTTCGTGGATTCGTCAATAATCAGGCGGCTGATTATTATGGCAGCAATAAGGTTGGTATGGTAGAGGATATGGATGATATATTACGTATGGCTGAGACATCCATGTCTGATATAAATGCTCTTCGAAGTGATCGTAATGAGGACTGGCTGGATGGACAGCTCAGGATGTTTAATATCCCGGAAAGATATTGGAATGGGATAAAGAAGTTGATAAATAACATCCATAAGGATATCAATGTCATGTCCCGGTTCTTTGGTACGCTGGAGCATAGTGGTAACGCTATTTTAGGTATGTTAGGCCAACGTCTAGCCAAGGCCCATAATGAAGCCCATACCGAGGGTATATCCAATATCAATAAGATGACTAGGATGATGAAAGAGCGTGGATGGGGGATAAAGGATAATGAGGATCTTATACAGAAGATAAATGGGAAGAACTCGGATTACCTTGACTCGTCCCGTGATTTCGCTAAATACGATTTGCTATACAGGACCGAGCAGGCTAAGGCTATTATCGATATATATGATCTTAAGAATGTTACGGGTAAGACCGAGAAACAGCTTATCGATCTTCTTCTATCCGATAGAGGCCTTAAGGTGAAGACCCGTGACGACATAGTAGGATATGACGGGGATAAGCCTATTACGAAGGAGGTATATCATGTATTCAAACCTACCATCCAGAATTTTGATATTTCGGACATGACGTTCGAGGATCAGCAACGATATCTCGACGCGATAAATAGGTGGTTGGATGAGAACCGAGAGAAACCTATGGTGCAGGCTTATTACGATAAGATCGAGAAAGTTGATAAGAAGGTCGAGGAAAGACTGGGTCGTAGGGTATCGCAAGCCACGTCCGATTTCATGACCCGTATCCGCAGGAGCAGGTATGTGGCTATGGATAAGTTCGTGAGGAACGGGAAGGTCGATTTGAAGGCGTTTCAATCCGATCCTATAGCTTGGAGATCTTATCTGGATATCTTACGTGATAGGGCTATAGCCAAGAGCGAGTGGTATTCCGATGGGACACCAAAGGAAGAGGGATCCGAGGCTCTGATGATGTCCGAGGAGATCAAGGCATGGGACGAGGCGTGGGCCGAGGAGTTCGGGAATACCGACGAGGGTCGTAAGGCTTCCGCCGAGTTCAAGGAGATACTTCGTGGGATAGAGCGGTCCGAGGGCGGCAAGGCTGCGTTTGAGTTCCTGCTAGCTGGCGGTCATCTTGGCTTCTCCAAGGATATGTGGGGATCCGAGGAGGGTGATTATTACGAGAATCTGGTTGATAAGATCACGGAGCGATCCGTATCATCATCAAGGATAGAGAAGGTAGAGGAGGCGATGGCGACAATAAACGAGATCAATGACCAGCTAAGGCCCTTGCTTATCCAGTACCGGGATAGTACGAGATACGGGGAATATGATTTCGATAGGTTACGTGGATCCGCCTCATTAAGAAAGATAAACGAGTTATATGATCGTCTGGCTGAGGCTAAGAGCGTTATTAACGCCGCCGCTTCCGCTGAGGCTATTGAGATGGATATGCCTGATACGGTGGAGAGTGGAGTCACGGATTCTTACCGTAACGCTTTAAGGGATGCCATGGCATACGACAAGGGTATGGATGAGATTAAATTCGCCAAGGAACATATGTCTGCCCGCTCCCGGAGTCAGGTGGATAGGATGGCCGCCAAGTTATCTCGGAAAAACCCGTCATGGACGACCGTGGAGGTATCGTTTTTGAGAAGGAAATACGGTCCTGACTTCAATAATAAGCTAGCTAACGACATAGCGATGGGTAAGACTGGTGAGATCCTTGTCGAGTACGCCAGAACCCGGTTGTATCCTTATATGAGGAAATACTCTCCCAAGGGATATTCTGATTTCGTTAGGAAGATAAATAACGGTACGTATAAGGTATCCGAGTTCTTTGATGCCATAGAAAATGGTATATCTAAGGAAGAGAGCGTATCCCGTTTCGGGTTTGATATTAATATGATCGATCTGACGATCAATAACCAGTGGCTTGATGAGGCTGACGCCGAGAGTTCTTTCCGTAATCCTAATTATAATCCCGATCTGGGTTATGGATATCATACGCCTAGGTTCGATAAGTACAAGAACGAGGCTTTTTTCAAGAAATATGGTATTACCAACGAAGGGGAGGAAGCTACGATCAATAAGGATAAGTGGGAGATGAGGAAGGAATTGCTTAACATAAGCCGTAAGGCTATGGAGGATTATGACGAGCGGTTCAGGAACATCTACCGGATACCACAAATATCCAAGGGCGGCGTGGAGAGGATGGTGCAGGCCGGGGTTGACCCTAAGGCGGCCATCGGCAACGCCGTACGTGATATCGTTGGCGAGAGGGTGGATGACCCTATACATGGTCAGGGGCAAGACCTAGGAGGGATTGATGAGAACGATAACAAATATCGTATGATCCCCAAATACTATCTTAGCAAGTTGGAGAACGCCGATGACGTGTCCCATGACTTCGCCTACTCCTATTCCATGTTATCCTTACAAGCGACCTCTTACAAGTATAAGAGGGCGGCCTTGGATGATGTTATGGGATACAGGAATAAGATGCTTGAGATACAATACGACGGAGGCAAGAACCCGGAGGTCACTCACGCCTATAGAATGTTTCAGGACTGGGTTAACGCCAGTATCTATGACGTCAGGATAAATAATAAGCGGGCAGAATGGAATATAGGTAATTATAAGGTCGATCTTAATAAGCTTGCTCTTATGTTTACTAAGTTCGTATCCAAATCCAACTTAGGCTTCTCCCCGTTCGTCGCTGCTACCGGCGCCCTTACCGGGCAGGCCAACTTCCTTTTGGAGGGTATGGTAGGGCAGTATATAAGCAAGGACTCCATGAAATACGCCTATGGGGAAGCCCAGAAGCAGTTAAGTACGTACGTGTCGGAGATCGGGGATATAAACCGTACCAACAAGCTATATGTCGTCGGAGAGGCTCTAGGCGTATTCAATGTCCGCGACCGTGTACGATCGGCGGCGTACAACAAGATCTGGAGAACCTTATTCCGGGATCTGCCGTTTAAGATGATGGAGGTTCTTAACTCCCCGTTGGATCCGCAGGTCATTATCTCGGTCATGGATGATACCCGCCTATACGAGGGTCAGTTCTGGTCATACTCCAATTTCAAGGAGATGATGATGAAAGACAGGAATATGTCCGCTAATGAGGCTAAACGTGATTGGGAGCGTTTAAGGGATTATTCTATGTGGAACATGGTAGATGTCAAGGACGGGAAGATCGTGGCTAAGAATGAGGCTAACAAGGATATTATAGACAGATACATACCTACTTTGTCCAGTAGGGTCAGGAGCATGGTGCAGATCTGCGACGGCGCCTTGAACGAGCAGAACCGGGTGGGGGCTAGCCGGAACGCTATCCTTAACATGGTTCTGCCTCATCGTGGATGGTTTATATTGGCCGTGCAGCGGGCGTATAAGAAAGCCGGTTTCAATTTCCAAACCAACCAGTTTGAGGAAGGATATATGAGAACGTTATGGAGACTGGCCGGTAATGTCTATGGATCGATGTCCGAGGGCAGGATGGGGGAGGCATATGACGTGCTTAAGGAAGAGTATGATAAGCTTACCCCCTACGAGCAGATCAATATCAAGAGATCGATTATCAATATGGCGGTATTCGCCACGATGATGGCTATAGGACGGGCTTTGATGGGATATAGGGAGGATAATGAGGATAGCTGGTTCGGGCAGTTCATTACCTATATAGGATTCAGGACGATCAATGAGATCGCTTCCCAGACATCCCCGTTCATGGAGCTTAACACTATAGATATGTTACAAGACCCGCTGGTCACGGCCCGGAAGTTAGGTGATCTCACCGATCCTCGAAACTGGGATCCTTTCGCTACCGTCCAGACCGGCGTGTATAAGGGCGAGAGCAAGCTATGGAGGCAGCTCATGAAGTTCTCGTTTGGTAAGCAATGGTATAATATCAAGACGGCTAGGGATATTAAACAGACATCCGACTACTGGCTGATGACCAACGGCATGACGATGGGATTCTTCCTAGGTGGTAGGAATAAGGATGAGTCCGGGGAGGACGCTAATTGGTACTTTGATAGAGGAAGATAACTGATATAGTATGACAAAAAATAGCCAGTCAATTGTTTAAGACAATTTGATTGGCTATTTTTGTATTCCTATCTATCCATCTCGGACGGATGGGAATAAATATTCTATTCATGAACGCAAATGTAAGCATTTATTAGGATTCTTCAAATAGCCAAAATTAAATTATACCAAATAAATATAAATTATTGTTATTTCGGTTTGTAGCATAAATATTATGGCTATATTTGCGTCATAAAACAATGAATGGCGGGATCTCACTTCAAGGTCATTCAATGTGTAAGATATTTTTGGCTCATTAGGATTTGTCGAGGTGAGATCCGGCATTTCCTTTTGAGCCTATTTTTATATTATGTGTAATATTGTTTTAAATGATGATTTATCTATTAGATCGTATTTCGAGAAGGTTCTTGAGTTAGTTAAATCCGGAGAGGATTTCCCTGTTAACCTAGATGAGGTTTGGCCTTTGATATATTCTGATAAGGGCAAGGCTGTTAGGGTTCTTACTGGTGATAATGGGTTTATTAAAGATATTGATTATAAAGTTTTTACCCAAAATGGTAAAAACCCTACTGGAGGAAGGCCAACAATTGTATATATGATTTCTGTATCTTGCATGGAATATTTAATAGCAAGGAAAGAAAGACGGGTATTCGATGTATATAGAAGTGTATTTCACGGCACAGCAAATGCTTTAAATAAGACGGAAGCATCTGTAGAAAAGAATCTTCCACATAATTATATAGAAGCATTAGAGGCGTTGTTGGCGTCCGAAAAAGAGAAGCAGGCGTTAGCTGAGGCTAAGAAAGTGGCAGAGGAGGAGAAGAAGGTCGTTCAAGCTGAATTAAATACAGCTATAGATACTATAAAGGAGAATGAACCGGTAATTGATATGTTTAAAAGGTCTATTCCAAGAGAAGGTGTCCTTATCCGTGAATCATCAAAGTATTTTGAGCAATTTGGTTATTATATCGGAATTAAGAACATGTATCCGTTATTACAGGAATTAAAATATGTTTTTAGGAATGAGAGAGGTAGGATAGAAGCATATCAGTCCGCTCGTAATTATGGGTTAGTTACATATGGGTCTGATCCCGGTGATGAATACTGGGAGGCTAAAGCCATGACCGTCATGATAACATTGAAAGGATTTGTTAAGCTAGAGGAGTTGTCAAGGAAGAAAAGAGATGTTTTTAAGAGATATGGACATTTCTATGATAATGTATGAGTATTGTAAGGATAGAGGCTTATAACCTCTATCCTTATTCATATACTACTCGTCCCATTGCTCCTAATAGTTCTTTATCATCCTGCTCCTTTACCTCTACATAATAATATCCCTTGAAACAAAATTTCTTTTGATCGGGATCTGACAAGAACTTTTTATATTCCTCGAATCCTTCATCTGAAAGATGATAAGCTCTTCTTTTTTGTTGAAGTAATTCATCTGATTCTAATATCTGCTTTTTAGTAGCCATAATAACATCATTTTTTGATAAAGTCAATTACTGGGTTTGTTCCAAATGTTTTATTAAGTTCCTTATCAAATTCATCCCATTTATGTGGAGGAACCATACCAACCCTAGATAATATTCCATCCTTCATCTTGGTTATTTTTTGCTTATGGAAAGTTTTATACTTTGTTTGATTAGGATCATCCAAAAACTTTTGGAAGTCATCTAATTCCCAATCTTCTAAGTAAAGGTCTTTTTGATAATCTTTTGCTGTCTTCATATTTGCGATTTTACGGTTCTTATTTGCAAAGCTCAATATCTATATGAGGGCGTTCCTCAATGAATGATTTAAGAGATATGGGGTCATCCTCCCACGTCAGGTGCCTACCTGCTAACTTATAGATTGTACCTCTTGGGAGTACGATCGCCGAATTGTGATCCTCGACGGAAAAATATTCCTCGTCGTGTGCTGACCTCTCGTCCGTCCATATCTCTCCTTGCCGAGCGGGGGCGTTGTTAAGAATAACCTCGTCACCGTTTTTGTTCACGGCTAAAAATACTATTGTCTGTTCTCCTATTTTCATAAATTATAATTTGCTTACCAATCTCCTCCATCATTACCTATTCCTGAGATTGTAGTTATAATATTATCTGGATTTGTACCTGCGTTAGGAAGCATCTCAGGTATAGGATTATCTTCCCTATCACCATGCATCATAACGGTAAGAACCCCACTGGCGGAATACAACCAAAGACGTTTGCCGTCCTTTTCCCATTTCTTCGCTAATCTATTTAATGAGTCAATTAGCTTACATTCTTCCGGGGTGCATTCGATCTCCGCTCTAGTATGATATTTCATTCCCATATTATTGATTTGTTTAATTTGCGAGCCTCTGATAAGGCTCGTGTTAGTATATCCTTTTTTCTTATAATCTCCTTATATCTTTTGATATTCATTTTTATTATTTTCATAATAAGTTCTTTTGCCTTAATAGCGCCAACATCTTATTCCAATCAACATATCCTTTATCCGTAAGTGGAGTGCCGATATTCCTATCATCTATACAATAATCACAATACAATTTTGGTGATGATGATACTGGCTCAGGATTGTAGTTTACCGAATACAGATTGATATGATTATATTTAAACCAGTCCACGGCATCCTGTAGATATTTACCATCTCTTACCGTATATAATATCAGAAGATTCTTATCAGCTAGTTTCCTCAATACGCTAGCGGCTCCGATATTGTCTCCTATATAAGGGAATAAGTCTGTCACGCATGTCCCATCGAAATCTATTCCTATTATTGCCATATTCTCTTTATTTATCTTGTTAAATTTTTGTATCCTACTTTCTTCATCTGCTCTTCGGTAGCTTTCTTCTTCGGGAACTTCCCGTGCCATTTTCCGGACACCACGACATCACGGCCGTCGGGGCTGGTAGCCAGCCTCCCGCATTCGCCGCACAGCCCCATGCCCTTGTACGGCTGTAGCTCCTTGGCATAGTCGAATTTATCCACCATATACCCGTTTGTCAACATCCAGTAACCAGATGTAGCGGTATTATCAACGCAACCGCATTTAGCGCATACAAATAAACTCACAATTTTCTATTTTTATGTTGTTATTACTAAATCTATTCATCATATCTTCGAAGAATTGGGGATCTTTTTCTATTAATAAACAGTCCCTTCCCTCCTCGTAAGCCGCTATCCCTGTCGTTCCGCTACCGGCTACCGGGTCCATTACCATATCTCCCGGATTCGTATATGTCCGTATCAAGTATCTCAATAACTCCACCGGTTTCTGGTTGGGATGGATGGCCGATTTCTGCTTGTCTGTCTTGAACGTCATAACCGATAGCGGATATCTTTCCGTGCTATCATACGTAGTGAGACCAGCCTTGCCATATAACTCCGTTTCCTTGCATCCTACCTTGCTGGATGCTTTGGATACTTTCCTGACATGGCCATAAGTCTTTTGAGGGTTATATGTATGTTTACCAAGCGGCATGGGCGAGAAGATAAGTACCAGTTCATGGTTTCTTAACGGAGCTTTCTTGGCGTTAAGAAAACCGGTAGGGGTAGTCTTATGCCAAACAAGGTCGTACCGGTACCATCCCGCTGGGGCGGCCCCCATGATCTCGACCGCCGCCGTGAGAGAACAGGTGACGGCAACTACACCGTCCGGGCTCAACATCTTTTGGATGACGTCCCACATGACCTTATAATCGAATCTATTCTTATCATACCTCGCTTGTGTGATTTTATAAGGAGGATCGGCGAATACGAACTTAACCCCTCCTATCATACCCCCGAACACTTCCGTGGCTATAACCATGTCTCCTAGATATGATTTAATCATTTTCATACCATTCTGGTTTAGCGAATCTACTTGAAAAATCGACTTTATCCACCTTATCGCGGAAGCCAAAATTATATGCCTCTGGCCATAATTTCATTATCTGATCTTTATCCTCAGCATAAGCCACTATGATAAAATCATCTTCAGTCTCCCCTGACAGCCAATAAGGATATTTTATAGGCCATGATATAGGTCTGCAATCATTCCCGCAGTCCTTTTTCCTTAAATAAAATCTAGCTCTAACCATATTATTTGATATTAATTTTTTCTTTTATATGTTTAGATATATCAATTATCTCATCTTTTATATTGCAGTCATCTTTTAATAATGAACCAAATATACATGATATGGCGCCCTTTAGGCCTAGCGCTATCCCTATCTCCAACATTTTTTTATCGGTATTAGAGATATCTATAGGTTCATATAATATTGATGATATGCTGTTAATTACATATATCACATCATTTTCATTCATTGATGTAGATTTATCGACAATAGCTATAAAATCTTTTATAACCATAATATAAGCTATTTTTATTTCTTTTATCGTATCATCGCTTAGATGTCTATCTCTTATATGCCTTTCAACATACTTGTTTGCTAGATTCTCTATTTTGTTTGATTTGTCCATTTGTGCTACCAATTATTTAGTTAACAATAGATCATAGTCCTTTTCGTCTATACTCCCATTATTGTTGATGTATATAATGAAATCATTTAAAAGCACGGACTTATCCTTGGATAAGGCTTTTATAATAAGCTCTCCATCATCTTTCGATATTACATGTACAGTATCCCAGATAACGTATTTTTTGACATTCTTTCTCAATCTTCTTGATTGTTTTAAGTATTATCTTATACGTTTCCTCATATCTTTTTACTATTCCGCACAGTTCAGTCGTATTATATTTACGTATAGCCGTGAATATATATTCCTTTTTACAATCCCAGCATTTTATCAGTCTTTCTGATACGCACGCCTTATTCTTGTAGAAGAAACAGCCCTTACATGGCTCATTATGGTCGTAACTTAATACTACAAGCAGCTCCATGCCATTCTTGTATATCACATCACCTTCTTTCATTTCGTCTACTTTGTTAATCTCATTATCAATATGGTAAAGTTGGATATTATCCATACTATAGATATCCAGAATGTTATACTCAACATAAGACCTATGTTCTTAGGTATAGGATCTACTCTCCTGAATGTAAGGATCATGAATACAAATGTCTTGAAGTTCATAATTTACGATATTTTTCTATATAGTTAACTATTAGATCCTTGACACCTTTAGGGACATTAATTAGCTTAAGGTTACCTTGGAATATATCCTTACCGTACTCGTCCATGATCACCCCGAATGAAGGATTCATGATTCTTGTCGATATACATATCGGTTGGTCGGTATCGAATCTGATAACGGCTACCTTCTTCTCGTTTATCGCCTTCTTTAGGGCTATATAAAGCTTATGACCTTTAACAATGTCACAATTACCTTTCATGATCTTAGACATATATATGATATGCTCTTTCTTCACATTGCTGAGATTGTCCATCAGTTTAAGATCTCCACCAACAGATTTCCATTTTTTGAAGCAAGATATGCATAGACAATAACTGGACTTGGCGTTCCTCGGCATCATCCTGCTGCTACCAGCGGGAACCGTATCGCCACAGCAGACGCACGTCCGGTCTTTGTTGGTGCGTACTGGGCCATAGCTGTTTATCGGGTATTCTTTTTCTTTAAGCATCTTTTTCTGTTTTCAAAATTATCATCACCATACTCATAATTAGGACAAGCTTTGTTGCTTGGGCGCCTTACGTATGTTGTTTGTTCCCTATTATGTTTCCTGTCAGGGTTTGTATAATGGTCACACACCTGCCAAATAGAACAACATGCCTTGCCATATCTTTTCGCCCATTCATTATCATGCAGATGTACGCATGTGCCGCAAGTCGGGTTCTTGAGCTTATCCCTGTTGTTATCTATAATATCTTTAATCTTATCGAGAATAACATACATATTCTCAATATCCATATCATTAAATTCATTTGGTACCGGGAGATACATTATTGAGCTTATATCTATATCTATTCCCTTTGACTTGTCGTAAGCCGATTTGTATTTCCTTACCATCAAATCTTTCAACTGATTTACCTTCTTCTCATATGTTCCCATGTCTCATTCGGTTTTCCATCCCTGTTTCCTTAATAAATCCACCATCATCCCTTTTATCTTAGGGCTAATGGCTTCGGTAAGTATATCAGCGGCCAAGTTAATAGAGGAGCTGGTCATCCTAGACTCCCCTATATATTTCTCGCTGGTAACTTCTTTTACATAATCGTGAATATCCTTGATCATCTTATTTTGAGATCTCAGAAGATCCAGCATCTCGTCAATCTTATCATCCATTTTTCTCGAATATACCTGACAACAACCAGACAATCACTATCAAAAAGAAAAATAGCCCAAGCGCCTCATCCGGGTAATCATGCATCGCCTCTAAAATGTCCCTCATGGCTTAATGTCCATTTTGCCAATTATACGATAGAAAATATCCCTAGTCAG